TTAGGTCGTGGGCGAGAAAGCGAAGCCCAGGGCGGGCAGAGAAGCGGTTTGTAGTTCGATGGGCTCGTCGCTGAGGCAGCGCAGCTCGTAGGCCTGCAGGTTGGTGAAGCCCGGCAGCGCGGGCCAGCTATGGCCTTTGATCACCAGGTTGCGAATGCCCAGCAGCTTGAAGAGGCGGCCCGTTACGGGTATGGCCTCCTTGGCATTGATGACTGCCTGCAGCGCCTGCACTTCCCGAGTGGGGTAGCGCCGGGCGTAGCGGCCATCGGTGGGGTCAGAGGCCAGCACGCCTTTGATGGTCACGGCATAGTCGCCGTTGCTGATAAACTCCTTGACGGAGCCATCCCGGCCCTGTATTTCGGTGGTCACGATGAGCTTGTCGCGGCTGATTTCTACGATTGGGTCATTGAGCACCACCTGGGCCCAGCCGGCGGCGGCTAGGAACTCCACCCGGGCGAAGACGGGTAAGCCCAGCAGGCCGGTACCCTCAAAATCGGGCGGCAAGGGCGTGCCATAGAGTTCGGTTGACGGGCCTTCTTTCTCGGGTTCCTCCGGCAGCTCGTAGCGAATCAGGGGCGCGTAGCCGAAGGCCTCGGCAGCCAGGGCCCGCAGGTTGATATTGTATTGCATCAGGTCGTCATGGCGTTAGCATCGTTGAGCACGCTGAGCAGGGCCGTGCGCACGGCTTCTTTCTGCTCCTGCACGCCTTCGCGCACCGAAGTGGAGTGAATGGTCGTTTGGCCCAGGCTCTGAATGTTGATGGTGATGTGGGTCACGCCCCGGCCGGCCCCGGTGGCCCCACCGCTCTTGCCCTTGGCATTGGGCAGGCCCACGCCACCACCGGCAGGCATCGGGCCACTGGCCGCCATCTGCTGGTCGGGAGAAGTGCCGCCGGCACCGGGTGCGTTGCCAGCCCGGAAAGCCGCCACACCCTGCGCATAGCCGCCCCGCGCTGCCTTGGCCACGTTGAGCAGCTCCAGGTGCCCCTGGATAAAGCGCTTATGGTCGAGGGTAAGGGCGCCCATCACGATATCACCAATGCCCTTAAAAATCTGCTTGACCGAAGCGGCAAAGCCGTAGAGGAAGCCGCGGAAGCCCTCGAACTTGTTCCAGGCGTAAATAATGCCGGCAGTCAGCGCGGCAATGCCGGCAATGACCAAGCCCACCGGGTTCAGCATCATAGCGCCATTGAGCAGCATTTGGGCCGTAGTCCACAGACCGGTTACCATGGCAGCCGTGCGCACGTAAGCCGAGTAGGCCATCACGGCCGCTACTACTGGCAGGATAAAGGTTGCCAGGAGCTTGAAAGCGGTGGCATGCTCCTGCACGAAGCGGGTGGCCGCGCGAACTACTTCCATCGTGCTGCGCACGCCGGCCATGAGCTCCATCACCGTGGGCAGCAGGGCCTCCACCAGAATGGTTTTGGTTTTGAGCCAGTCGTTATCGAAGCGGTTCAAGTTGGCCTGGGTGCTGTTCACCGCTTTGGCCAGGCCGGGCCCGAATACTTTCTGCAGCTGGGCGGCGAAACGAGGCAGGAACACGTCGGAGGTGAGCTTGCCATCGTCCATCATTTTGTTGAGCGCGGCCTGGCTTACGCCCATGGCATCGGCGGCAATCTTGAAGGCCCCCGGAATCCGCTCCCCAATCTGGCCGCGCAATTCTTCCGCCTGCACTTTGCCCTTGCTCATGATCTGGCCTAGCGCCAGAAAAACGCCCTTTTGGTCTTCGCCGCTGGCGCCCATCACGGTGGTAGCCGTGGCCACCTGCTGAAAGATGCGCCGGGTACCTTCGCCCTGCAGCTTGGTACCCATCATCGAGCCGGCCAGCGTGCGGTAGCCCTCGGTGGCGCTGAGCAAATTCAGGCCCAGCTTATCACTGCTGCGGTCCAAAAACTGCAGCGTGGTAGCGCCTTCCTTAGCCGAGCCGGCGGCAAAGGTGATGGCGTTATTCATGCCCTGCATCTGGGCCGTATCGCGCACGCCACCCATCAAGCCAGCGACACCGCCGGCAATGGCCAGGCCACCGATGAGCCCACCCAGCCCGAAGCCCCCACCACTGCGGCGGCCGTGGTTTTCGAGCTGGTCCATCTTCTGCTCCACTTCCTGAATGGCGCGGTTGGCGCGGGCCAGGTCGTTGAGATTAAGCGCTACACGGCGTTCCTGCTTGAGCGTGTTGAGCTTTATCTCCAGTGCATTCAAGCTGCTGGTAGCGCGGGTACTCGTGCTCAGGATACGCTGATTGGCAGCCGAAAAGGAGCTACCCATCTGCACGGCCTTGGCGGCGGCGCCCTGGGCGGCCTGACTGAGTTTACCCAGCGAGGCGGCCCCACTCGTGCCAGCCTTGCCGGTAGCGGCCTGCACCCGCTGGGCGGCGCGGGTCACGCGGCCCATCGACGACTCCCCATCCACAGCCGCTTTGCGGAGCGGAGCCGTGAACAGGTCGACGATTTTAAGGGTGTAGGAAAGCAGGTTGGCCATGGTGGGAAAAGCGAAGGGGAGCCACCGTGGCGGCCGCTCCCCTTACCTATTGTTCTTGAATGATTCGGTGCAGCCAGTTGGCTTGCCCGGCTTTGTCCTGCCACACGTCATTCGGAAGGGCTTCCGGATGCGGGATATGGAGGTAGTAGCTAATCAGCGCATCGGCTTTGCGCAGGCCATCTTTGCCCGTACGCTCGTCGATGGGCAGCGGCGTTAGTTTTTTTTAAGCTCCCCGTCAAGCATTTCCACCAGCTGCACGGCCTGCATGCAAGCCGACATCTTCACCTTGGGGGTGTTGAGGATGGCGTCATCACCAGCAACGAGGCAGTTTTCTAGCAGGAACTCGCCGGCCTCAAAAACCTTGGTTTGGGCAATCAGCGACATGGCGCGGGCCACCTGGTTGCGGTCCGGCTCTTTGAGGTAGGCCGTAGCTACCACCTTGCCGGCCTTGTCGTTGAGCGTGAGCGTGTGAATGTCGCCGTGCTCTTTCTTGAGGGCTTCGAGGTTTACTTCCACTGGATATGAGAGATGATAAGAGTGTGTTCGACTTCAATTTTGGTGTCACCCGATTTCACATCCCGCTTGTTGCCCTTGAACTGGCAGTTCATGAGCTTGTGCGTCACGGTTTTGTTAGCCGGGTTGACGTAGGCCACCGTGATGGGGAAGGGCGGAATGTCCTGAATCCGACCGCTGGGCACAGCTTCCACGAGGCGCTCGGATTCCTTAGCCTCAATGGTGATGCTGGCTTTGGATTCCAGCTTGCCGTAGCCGCGGCTGGTAGGCATCATGCCGGCGCCGTAGTTATCCTCCATCGCCTGCTCATCCTCGTAAGAGATGGCCGTGATGCCGTACATGGTTTTGCCCAGAATCTGAGCGTTGATATCGGCCCAGCTATAGGCCACGCCGTTGATGAGCGGTTGTAGTTCGTTGAGTCCAGGCATTGCTAGGAAGGATTAAAGGCTCTTGACAAAGCCGATGGTACCCACGATTTCGCGCGCTACTCCCACCGGCACGATGGAGTAGTCGACTTCCACCCGGCTCGTGGCCAGCACGTCCTGGGCGGGGTCGATGTAGATGTCGCAGGCCGAGAATTCCCCGGCCCGGCCCATGTTGGCCTCCAGCGCGGTTTTACTCTTGGCCTCCAGATCACCTACCACCTGCGGCTGCAGCAGGCCATCGGCCGTGAGCTTGAGCGGACCTTTGAGCGAGGGCAGCAGCGACTGGCGCACCACGCGGGCCACCTTGTTAAGCGTGCGGGTGTTCTCGATGTAGGCGTAATCACTATCCAGCGCCGTGCAGGTGTGCGAGTCGTTCCAGTACAGGCCATCGAAACCGGTATGCTTCAGCGCAAACAGGTAACCTTTGCCATCGAGGGCGCCCAAATCGGCGGGCAGCGTCTCACCCACGGTTTTACCGTTGGTCAGGCCTGCTTTGAGGAAACGGCCATCGGAGGCGAGGTTGAACTTGTCGAGCCAGCCGATATCCTCGTGCACCTGGGCAAAGCTGAGCGTGCCCAGCAGCGTACCCACGGCTGGCACGCCGGGCTTGGTCAGGTGGTCACAGCCGATAACTACGGCAACATTCTCGGCACTCTGGGCGCGCAGGTCCAGTACGCCAGCCAGGTTAGTGGCCAGGCCGTGGCCACCGAGCAGCACCAGCACCGGGCGGTGCTCGGTGAATTCCTCGGCTGCCAGGGCCTGGGCCTTGGGCAGGGCGGCCACCACGTCGCCATCGAGGCCGTTCACGGTTACGGCGGCGTAGCCATCGGCCGAGTCGAGGCAGATAGCCAGCTGCTTGATTTTCCCGTCGGCTTCGACGAGCAGGCGCTTGGCGTGGGTGAGGGCTTTATCAGCCATCTGGGCCATGGTGACCGTGCGAGCCACCACGAGCAGGTAGAGCACTCCGCCTTGGCTCATGCGGAAGAATTCCGACACGTGGTAATGCAGATCTGCATTATTGGTGGTGTCGTAGTCAGCATCCACGCCCAGGGCTTCGAGCTGACGCAGGGAGCGGATTTCGTAGACGGTACCGAGCTGCAGGCCATCGTCGACACTGACGCCTTGGGTGACCAGGCCACAAATACCGTCCTCGGTGGGGCGCTGCCGGCCCAGGCCTCCGCGGCCTTTTTGAATACGAACGTCAGGCGTTGCCATTAGTCGAGCGTGTAAGTAAGTAGGGTTGAACTGTTGCCACCATTGTAGGCGGTGGCGGCCTCCGGGGTAGTGAAGTAGGCACCATCCCCCGTGCCGTAGAGCACCGCGACACCCAGCTTGTGCATGGTGTCGCGGGCCCGGGCAACGTCAGCCTTACTGGGCTGGGGTTGCTTCCTCTTCCGGCTCGGCATCGGCTTCGTCGCGGGTCACTTTCGACACTGTATTGTCGCCCAGAAATTTGGCGTGGGACTTCGCCGGGCCTTCTTTCAGGAAGGCTTGACCGTCGCTGGTAGTATAGATTTCCTGTGCTTCAGGGTTGGCTTCAAACGTGGAGCGGAAATCAGACTTACCCGTTTCAGCTGGGGTTTTCGGAGTTTTCTTGGGAGGCATCTTTGCAGGTGAATTGCGCCGTACCGGCGACGGTGGTAAAAAAGACAAAAGCGTATTTGAGGTAGCCCATCACCACGTCGGGCACGAGCTCAGGCTCCAGCTTGAGGGCGGCAATCACACCCAGGCCAAACAGAGCCAGTTTTTGGGCGCGACGCCAGAAGGTGGGCATTTCGGCCTGTAGCCGATGAATGGGCACCAGAAGAGTGGCAAGCAGGTTTTTCATCGAGTGGCGCGTAACACGAGGGAGCAAATGACTAGGCAGAAGCCGACGCCCACCACGAGGCCGGCCAGGAACGACATCCACCAGGGCCAGCCGCGCGGGTCGTACCAGAGGTATTCCGGCGCACTAGGACAAGGCACGAGTTTGGTGGCCACCACGTCGGTTTTACCGGTGGCCTCAATCGACTTGCGCACCACCCAGATCTGGTAGGTCGTACCCGTGCGCCATACCCAGCCTTTCACGCCCAGCGTGTCGAAACACAGTGTGTCGTTGAGCACTGGGCGGCTCCGGACGTATGCCGCTACCTGACTGCGGGCCGCAGCGCGCTGCACGCTGTCGAGCGAGGCATCCATGTGGCGCAGCAACGAATCCAGGCCCAGGCCTTCGCGCTGTTCCCGGAGGGTGTCGCGCACCGGCACGTACTTGATTTGAAACTCCACCTGGGGCACAACCACAGGCACCTCGACACGAATGGTTTCCTTGGCTGTCAACTCAGGATGCTGCTCGACGAGGGTTGCCAGTTTTTGCTGCGGCGTTGGCTGATGCCCGGCGACGCAGCTGGCCAGGCCAACCACACAGGCCAATAGTAGCGTGCTTCTCATTTGACGGATGCTTTTGGTATGCCCAGGGCCCCACGGATGGCGGCCATATCCACTTTCACGTCGTTGACTGCCTGCAGCACCTCCTTTTGGGTCTGGTCCTGGGTGTTGAGCCGCTGGTACACATCGGCCTTGGTTTCCTTAGCCTCATTGATATGCGCCTGCAGCGTCTGCTCCGCGCTCGTGAGCCGGTGCTCGGTGTTGAGGGCGTACCCAAAGGCGCCGCTGCTGAGAGCCAGAGCGACGCCTAGGGCCCACTTCACCCATTCACTAGTTGATTGCACACTCACGATATAGAAATAGTGACCTGGTTGCCCCGGTCGATAGCAGCCTTAATTTTCATGTAGAGCCGCGCATAGGCAGTCCGGCTGTTGCCCACGAAGTCGCGGGCCTGGGTCGTGCCCACTAGCAAACACCCTTCGGTATCGGCGGCCGTGTTGCCGCTATGGATGCGGATACCAGCAAAGCCGGGCACGCCGCCGAGCAGGGGCATGAGTCGGCCGAAGCGGTTGGAGTGGGTAATGGTTACCGGGTAGGTACCGGCTGGAATGGCCGTTTTGCCATATACTTTCGTCGTGCTAGGCTTCCGCACCACATCCTCCAGGACGTAGCACTCAAACTGCCCATCTATCGACAGTTGGCCGATAGTGCTCTCAGAGGTGAACGTGGTACGTTTTAGCGTCAGGTGCATAGAAAAGCCTTTTGCCGCCACAAGCGGCCACCCCGAAGAGTGGCCGCTTGTTTGCGGTTAGGCAGTGTGGGCTGGTGCTTAAGCAGCCGATTGGCGGATGGCCACCACGCCCTTTTTGTCGGAGCGAAGCAGCTTCATGCCGAAGCGCACGGCGTTGTTCATCAGCGCACCCAGGTACTGGGCCTGTGCCTCGTTGATGTAGACCTGCACAGTGCCCTCGACGCGGCCGATGGCATTCTCATTCCAGATGAGCATACCCTCGTTGTCGTCGGAAGCGGCAGCAGCACCTACAGCCTTGGCAGCGCCGGCACCGGTGAAAATGGCGGCCGTGCTACGCTTGTACCACTCCACGCCCATTACCGAGCCGATGGCGCCACGCAGCAGAGCCGACTGGTTGCCGGTCTTCTCGTAGTCGACGAAGTGCTCAATTTTGAGCAGCTCACTGTGCTGGGTTGCACCCACCAGGCCGTAGCGCTTGCCCTGCATGTCGGTGCGGTCCAGGATTTCGCAAGCCTTGATGATGTCATCTTTAGTGACAGCCTTGCGGTTGCCCGTCAGACCTGGCAGAGCAGCAGCAGCAGCAGCGCCTGAGGTCAGCACCGTAGCACCGGAGGCTACTTGCGACATGCGGTTAAGGGAAACGGCGGCGGCCATCTGGTCGAGCACGTTGGCATGCAGGCTTAGGAAGCTGGCACGGCGGTCGTAGCTCGTTTCCAACTGCTCCCGGTCACCCAAGCGAGTGGGCTTGGTGGCCAGCAGGTTCAGCGTCACGATTTCATTACCACCCTCCAGCTCTTCAACGGGCAAGGGAAATTCGGCCGGGTCGGTGATACCCTCAGGCATCTGGAGTTCCTGCGGAATCTGGTAGGAAGCAGCCGCAGTACCAGGTGCGTCCGAATCGGTGTTCAGCTTCTTGGTACGCTTGTAGAAGCTGTTATCCGGGAACAGGATTTTCTGCAGGTCCCGGGTAAAAATGCTGGTCAGCACGTCGTCGAACGCCAGGCCCGGCATTTCTACCGGCTTGGTGCAGGCGCGCAGCACCTGGGCCGCGAACAGCACGCCGCCGGCGGCCACGGGGTTGATGCCCGTTGCCGAGCCGAGAATGGCGCCTACGAACAGGGCCAGCAGGAAGCCGATTGCCAGCTTACCGATGAGAAAGAGATTTTTCATGAGGAATAAGAGAGATTGAACAGTTGGATAGGGCGTGCCCCGGTAGATGCTGGAGGGCACTGGCTTAGATGAGGCCGGAGCTGGCCAGCAGATTCTGGTATTGCTCGGGGTTGTTGCGCTTCATGTCGCGCAGGCCTACCTCATCTTCCTTGCTCCACTTGTCGAAATCCCAGTCGTTGCGGGCATCGGCACCGGTGGCCTTGCCAGAGCCACCCGCTTGGTTGACGCGCTGGGCGGTCGACGTGCGGGCGGGCATTTCGCCCAGAATCTTGCTCGTGTTGGTAAAGTCAGCCTTCAGCAGCGACGTGTAAGTGTCTTTCTGCGCAGCGGTTATCTTACCTGAGCTGATGGCCGAATTGACTACGCCCTCGATTTGCTTCTGCTGGTCAGATTGGCGCGAATCCTTCAACTCCTGAAGCTGACGCTTCAGCTCCGTGATGGCTGGGTCTTCAGTCTCCGTTTTCGGCTGCACTGTTTCGCCCGCCTTGGGGGCCTCGTTTTTGAGCTTGGTAATGGCAGCCAGTACGTCGGCATCGGTGGCGTCAGCGGCCAGGGTCACGCCGGCCTGGGCCAGTGCGTTTTTCACTTCGTCGAGTTTCATCTCGTTTGTTGGGGGAATGAGTGACATGTAGTATTTGTGCACGTCGGCGGCAGCCATGCTGGCGTCGGCGGCAACGTGGCCAGGCTTGGCCGGGAGCACTTCCGTGCAGAATTCCATCGTGTGGGCCTGCTCTGCGCTGAGCCAAGTTTCGGCCTCCATCATCTGCTCCCATTCCTCCACTGTCTTGTTGGAGGCGACCACGTACATTTCGGCCGTGGAGCGGTTCAGAGCTTCCTGGGCGGCAACGGCCCGCTTGAGCTCCTTTACCTGCACGTGCCCGGGCTCACTGGATACCTGGTGCATCATGAACTTGGCGTGGGGCTGGCACTGGCGGATGTTGCCGGCGGCAAACACCAGCGTTGCGGCGGAGCCGACAATACCCTCGTTCACGGTCGTGACCTTCAGCCGGCTGCTGAGCAGCGACACGCGCATGAGCTGGCCGGCCATCCAGGAGCCGCCGGGGGAGTTGATGCGAAGTGTAGCCGTGCGGGCCCCGCTGCTCTCCAGTTGGGAGAGAAAGGTGGCCAGGTGGGCCACATGCCACATCTCGATTGGCTCAAACAGTTTGTATTCGCGCTCCATTGTGCCCCAAAACTTGCCCTATGCAGCGCAGGGGGCAAATTGGGTAGGACACACACGGTACAAATCACCCGTCATTCACGGTAAAATCTGCCGTGATTGTCTTCTGAAAATTGACGAAAAAGGGCATTAGGGCCACATTTGAGGCACTTATGCCCTCGAACCCGAACCAGCAACGCCAAGACGCACAGCGCAACCAGGCCAAAATCCAGAAGGCAATAGCCCGGATTATCCGCAAGGAAATGCGCAAGCCCACCGTGCAGGAGCTGGTGGAGGCCACCGGCCTGTCGGATAAGACGGTAAAGGCCCACCTCAAGCGCGTGAAGCTGGGTGACGGGGCCACCAACGTATTCCAGGCCCTGACGCCGCACGTGATACTAAAGCTCTACGAGCGGGCCACGGGCTACTCTCACCAGGCGGTAAAGTTCATGACCGTTTCCGGTGGCCAGGGCCTCGGCTCCAGTGTGGAGCAGCACGAGTACACCGAGCACTACCCACCCGACACGGCCGCGGCCAAACTGTTCGTGCAGCTCGTCGAGGGCTTCAAAGAGAAGTCCGAAACTGAGCACAAGCTGCCCACTGGCGGCTTCACCTTCAAGTATGTAGTACCCACAGACCCGAATGCCGATGGCCAATAAAGCGAAGGCAGCCGCCAAGCTCAAGGCCAAAGAGGATGCCGCGTACTTCGAAGGTGCTGGCGTCAACTTCCGGCCCAGTTGGAAACAGCACCTGGCCTGGCAGGCCCTGGAGGATGATACGACCGAAGAAGTGATGTATGCTACTGATATAACTACCGCACGGTAGGGGAGGCTATGGTGACTAAACAACGTCGTAAGGCATATAACAATGCCGATTATCGCTATTTACTGACTCATTACAGAGACAAGTCAGCAGCAGAGCTTGCAAAGCATTTAGGGCGCACCATCGGCAGCGTCAAGTGTTTTATTCAGCAGCGACCAGAATTGCGCAAGCGTGGTATCCCTTAGCTTTTTAACTATCCTTTTCTTGCCTTGCCCGCATAACAGGTAGTGTTTTGTGATAATGAACACTACGAAAACACTCACCCGGCAAACGAACAAGAACAAGCGTAACGAGCGAATTCGGGCCGCCTTCCAACGCCGCTACACCGAGGCCCCGCGCCCGCGCAAGTTCTCCCGCGAGTATATCATCGCCGAGCTGGCCGACGAATTCTTTCTGGCTACCAGCACCCTGGAAAATATCCTCTATCAGCAAACCGCATGACCACAGAGCCAACCACCGCACCGGCAAGCACCCCAGAGCTTACCCCGACTCCGGTATTCATCTCTTTCACCGCCGAGCAGCAGCCCGCCGTGCCCACCTATTTCATCCACGAAACCCCGGCCCCGCCGCTGTATACCTCTTAGAGATGAAGTACCTCAAGTTTGAACCCGGCGGCCGACCCTACGCCAATGACGACTTCGATGTGCTCCAGGATGAAGTATACGCCGCCCTGCAAGCCCACCTGCAAGGAGCCCCGCCCCTGGTCATTAGCGGTTGCACTGTAACCCAGACAAACGGTGTGGGCAGTATCAGTCCCGGCTTTATCTGGCTGGCGGGCAATATCCAACGCTACGAAGGGGCTTCAAATGTGACCTTCCCGGCCGAAGTAGTTGCTGGGCCATACATCGATACCGATCTGCGCCCCTACCAGACCGGCGGCACCAAAGCCTGCATGACCGAGCGCGAGTTGTTGACCCAGCCCCGGGGTACAGCCCCAGCTGGTACGGCCCTCGTCACCGGCTCACATGGCTTTGAGTTGACCTACCGAAAGTACATTGAGAGCTGGTCCCGCTCTCTGGGTGAAGTGCAGTGGATTGCCGCCTATGACGCGACGCTCTATGATCAAAGTGGCAAAGGGCACGCCGACCAAGCCGCTGCTGGTTGGGCCTTGTGTAACGGGCAGAACAGCACGGCCGATTTACGGGAGCGGTTTATCGTCGGCATGAACCCGCAGGCGCAGGATTATGCCATTGGCACCACCGGAGGCGCGGCCTCGGTTACGCTTACCGTGCCGCAATTGCCGGCCCACACGCACACCATGCAGGTTGCTGGGGAGCACGCGCACTCGTACACGGATAATTACAATTACGGCGTAAAGGAAAACGACAGCGGTGGTGATACCCGAGCCACCCGCCCAGGTGAGCTCAACAAAACTACGGGCAGCGCTGGCAGCCATACGCACATCAATAATGAAACTGGCAGCAATCAAGCCCATGAGAACCGCCCCCCGTTCTACGTGCTGGCGGCCCGGCAATGGATTGGCTGGTAGCTAGGAAAGCAGGGAATATGAGTGGAAGAGCGCGGTGACTTACTTAGCTTTGCTCTTCACCTTATCCCTGTCTATGAAAAAGCTACTACTCCTTTGTTTTACCTCCCTGCTTAGCCTAACAGCCAGTGCGCAAATCACGCTGGAAAAGAAGCATTCCTCACAGCTTGACTTCCATAAGCTTAGTACCGGCGAGGTTAAGTACGCGGGCTTCTCTGAAGCGACGAATCAAGTAAACATCTACAACCAGAATCACTCGATCTATCGTCAGATTCCAGTAAACATGCCAACGGGCTATACGGTAGATGGGGTAGATTTTGTCAGCGACAAGCTCTTCAATACGAATGCTGGGCTAGAGGTGCTGGTCTATTTTTATAGCCAAACCTCAGCCCCCAACTTTACGCGCATTCTGGATGAAACAGGTGGTACTCTTACTTCACTAGACTCTTGCCTCTTCGTGCGCGTTGCCAACACGCCGATGGGCACCAAGATGATTAGCTACGTGTCGGAGGGTTCGGCCTCGTATTCGAAAGTGTATGGCCTGGGCGGCACGTACACGCCGCTGAAAACGGCTGGCAAGGCCGACGAGCTAACAGCTTCGCCTTACCCCAACCCAGCGGCCGAATCTATCCGCCTGCCCTACACCGTGAAAGGCGGTGAGGTAGCCACGCTCGACGTGCTGAGCATGACGGGTCAGGTGGTGAAGTCCTACCGGGTGGATGCCACCTTCGACCACTTGCAACTGGATGCGCACGAGCTGCGCAATGGAGCATACACCTATCGGATAGTTACGGCTGCCGGCGTGAGTGCCGGGAAGAAGTTTGTCGTAGGGCACTAAAGCAGCTTATATCCATTGAAAAAGCCCCGGCCTGGAGAGGTCGGGGCTTTTTGTATCTGTGAACCTAAGAAGTGGAAACTACTTCGGCAATGCCTCCTTTGTCATACCAGCTCCATTGATGTTGAAATCAGAGAGGGTCACGATGGCCAGCGAATCCTTTGGCATCGCAATGCGACGTTTCCCATCGGGGCTCAGCAACAGGTGAAAATCACCTGCTTTGCCTACATAGATTAAGTACGGGTAGGCCTTTAGCTGCTCAAAACGTTCGTAGCTCGGCTTAGCGATGTAGTCGAACTGGTAATGCTTCACCAGATTATCAGCGTTGTTCAAACCCGTGATTAAGGCATTTATGGGTAGGGCAAACAGCACAAAGAAAACCGACTCCGAAATCACTACTGACCAACGAGTGCCCTTCTTATTCTTTTGGCTAGCAGCAGTTGTACCAAATAACCGCCGTGTAGTAAAGAGCGAGAGCGATAAGGGAAGTGCCGTCGTAAATACCGTAGCCCAGACTGGCACTTCCAGTGATACAAACCCATTGGCAGGAAGTTGGACCGCTGTTACATACTGAGCCCAAGCTAACCCACCAAAGCACAGGAGAAGAATAAGAATTACTAGCCACGTATGCTTAAAAAGCAGAGGCGCAAACGAAGCAGCAAAGATGCTTAAGCTTCCGACGATAATTGTTGTAGAAAAAGGTCCCTGTACTGCCGTACCAACCCCTTTTAGCAAGTCTTCAAACGACAGGTAGTTATAGATGTCAAACCGCAAATTCCCCCAATAGCCCAGGTTATAGCAGTAGGAAATCAGAAAAAGGTAGGGAAGAAGTAAGATGGTGAGCTTGTCAGCGTACTCGACTAGAAATAGTTTACGCTCCATCCGAGAATATATCTGTGCGGCATAAATTCACTTCCACAAGCAGTGCATACGGATCATTAGTAGTGACCTTGTTGTAAAAGCTTTCCACTTCGTAGCCTTTGGCAAGCCATTCTTGTACCTGCGCATCAGCCAACACCTCGGCCTCAGTATAGGGCACTGGTATAGTTCGCTGGCCAGTGGCCGCTATTGTTGAGGTAGCGAAGAAAATGAGTTGTTTGTAATCTGGGAGTTCGTCCTGGTACATAAGAGGTAGACGTTAAGCAGTAACAGTAGCAAGCTACGAAAAGCCCTTGTCCTGACCTATCTTCCCGGTATGAACCCACCCCGCTTCCAACCCGGCCAGTGCATCGTGTGCGTCGGCACCTTCCCCGACGGAAACCCTGCCATCCCCCGGCCACAGCGGGGCCAGCTCTACCACGTCACCGGCCTGCGCTACTCGACGCGCTTCCGGCAGTGGGGCGTACGCCTGGCCGAGTTTGCCCCTGAGTACAGCTATGGTGAAGAAAGCTTTGCCCCGATGGAGGAGCTGTCCGAGGGGGAGTTTAGGAAGTTGCTGGCAGAGACGTGGGTGGTGGTGGAGCAGTAAGTGGCTAGCTTATATTTTTTTAATAGTTGAATAGGAATTAATAGCTCATCCATTGTAAATTATGCCTCTACTCCACGAAGAAATGATTTATGGAAATAAGTTTGTATGACATTTCAGGCCATGCAAAGGTCTATATCGCAGCTGATGAGTCAACCATTTATACGTGGAAAGGTCATGCAGTTGCCTATATTGACAATGAGCGCCTGTACGGCTGGAGGGGCCACCATTTAGGGTGGTATGTTGATGGCATTCTCTACGATCTTCAGGGCTACAGAGTCGGCTTTCGCCGTGATAAATGCCCCGTTGTCGTCTACGCAGAATATGCCAAATATGCCAAATACGCGAAGTATGCCAAATATGCCAAGTATGCGCCGTATGCACGTCCAGCTCTATCTATGTCTAACTCTAAGCAAGAGTTAGAAGCTTTTGTTAGCCAAGATCGAGCTGGTTGACTTGTTCCAGAAACTTACTTTCTCCATTCTAATACGCACTGATGAGTAGCACATTTGAAACATATATTCAGGTAACGTTAGGTGACAACCTAGCAGAAGCGATTTTTCAACGCAATGAAGTAGGGGTAACTACACCAGAGCAAGCAGATATTGCACTCAGCACTGCAAAGACGGAAATGCAAGAACTAGCTTCGCGGATTACTAGGCTATTTAAACAACTTCAGTCCGAAGGAGCACTGCCTGCGCAAGGTGATACACTTGATTTTCACGACAATTTAAAAATCCTTGTCACGGCTCGGCACTTTCAGGAGAAGCCCGGCGAACTCACAATAGAGTTTACAGTAGACATCAAGGAGTAGAGCAGTCTAAATATAGCAAAGAGCCCTGGTCAACAATGGCCAGGGCTCTTTGCTGCTAATAGGACTTCGTTATGTAGGGCTTAGTTAGACCAGCATCTTTCGAAAGAATGCTGACCGGGAAAGATGCTCGGTGAAGCTTGTTTGCGACGAACCAAATACAAACAGCCTCCTGCCCCAGCAAAGATTCAATTTTCATGCGAGGACCACGAGGATCAACGCGCACGAAGTCATTGATGGCGAAAAGGGATTTTTGAGGTTTCATAGTAAGAGCTTTTAGGTTGATGATGCCACAAACATAGGAGCACGAGGAAGGGCCGGAAAATCGTGGAGAAGCCGTAGTTTTTCGGCCTTTTGCTCACGATTTTCGGGCCCGTATAGAAGCTTTTATCTTTGTCACCCCGTTACGACGGGCCTATCACACCTCTGGCAGCGGCGGGGCCAGCTCTACCACGTCACGGGCATACGCTACTCGCCCCACTTCCGACAATGGGGCGTACGCCTGGCCGAGTTTGTGCACGAGTACAGCTATGGAGAGGAAAGTTTCGCGCCGGTGGAGGAACTACCCGAGGGGGAGCTGAAGGAGTTGCTGGGTGAGGCGTGGGCAGTGGTGGAGCTGTAAAATAACAGCCCCGGCCTGGGTGAGTCGGGGCTTTTGCATGAATCAAGTAGAGCTATTATAACTCATCTTGTGAACCATCAACTCTCTTCTGATAAGAATTCCTAATTTGGTAGATAGTTCTCCCAACTTCAACATTATAGCGTAATGCGTTAATAGTTCTTATATCATCCATTCCAAGCGATTCAAGAATACACAAACATAATAACAATTGTGCCGCGCAGAATAAATCACTTAAATAATCTCCCTGATAGGTCTCTTTTAAATTACCATGAGACAACCTGTGCCTAAAGTTTTTTGCATCTTCAGGAAAAAATCTCAACCACTGTGCATTGCTATCAAATAGAAACGAGAGAATTTTTTCATACCTTATAATAAGTTTATCAAGCCTATCTTGTAATTTAAAATCTTTTGGAAATTTAAGATTATTATTCAGCCAAATCCGCAAAGGTTTGTCAATAGAGTTGTATACCATTTGTCTATTTTGAACAAATGCTTTATTATCAGCATTATACTGATCGTTCAATTGATAATGATAGGATTCAAGTCCTTGTATTAAATTCAGGAATTTGTTATTATACATTACATTAGATAGAGCAAAATCTGAATTAATCGGCCATGTATTCGATTCTATGTAGTAATCATAAATAGGATAAAATTTCTCGTTATTAAACCATGATATAATTATTTTATTTAATGAATCCTTGGATACTTTCCAATTACTAAATATCATAGCGTTCTGATGTATCCACTCTTTTTCTGTACCATCATAACTGCCAAATACGTAACTTTTTACAAGGCAATCTATCTCATTATTGCTAACAAAATCCATCCTGGCTTTACTAGTATTCTTTATATTAATAGTAAACCAAAGTAGATCAAAGGGAATGGCCTTAGAAGTTGCCAACTCCATTAATCTAGCAAACTTAAACCAGTCAGACATGGCATCGTCAAACAATGTGTTTTTTGAATATCTAAACTCAATATATTTCCTATAATACTCTGATAAGAATTTCTTGTTTTCTAAAATTTTATTTATAAAAAATATATCCAACCCATCTTTAACAGCTACACTTTCAACTGTTGATTCAATGGCCTTATCTTCAACTGTCGGATGAGATAAATATCCATCATACCAAGATGTTAAGAATGGGATTTTAATACGAGCGCTCTTTATAATTATATCTTCTTTACTATTAAAGTGCACAAGTTCAAATACAAAATGAACCTGATAAGTTATCTCGTGCAGTATGTCGCTAATGTATTTTGTTCCTCTATATACGCATTTATATAAAGTAACAGGATCAGATGTATCACCAAGTATGATGGTCGGATTGGATTTCTGCTTACTAAAATCCATTGATACAGGACTGCCGTCTATATACTCGTTGCTATATATTGTCAGCGTAAACATTTTCCTCTTCTTATGCTCTTTAAGTATACCAGGGTAGCGTTTTTCGCTTCCTGGAATGAACCAGTTTCCACTGTATAGGGATTTTCTATTCATTTTAAACAAAGGTTGGTTTTGAACTTAATTCTAAAGAGTCTCGCCATCATCAATCCATCCACCTATTACAATACGTGGCTTATAATGACCCTCATAATCGAGCCAGTTCAGTAGTACGAGTTCCAGATACCATAGCCCTAGCTGAGAGGCCTCATACATTACCGTAGAATTAGCTAAGAGGGCCTTTTCTGCCGGCTTGCGCGCGCCATGGGCAATTAGGTTTCGCATGCTAACGACTACAGATGGCCCATCAGCAACTCCTCCCGTGCTCTTATTCCAATTCATGGCCGGAGGTTGGCTCAACACAGCTACCAAACATGTTAAACTAGCGGGTACCGCTGTATTCAAGCTTGGCATGACCAGCTTCAATAAGCCTCGCAGACGATGCTCTGCAGGCCCTTTGAGTGCACCAGCTCCTACCAGCGGAGGGAGTGCTTCAGCTAGTAATTCTAAGCCTACTTGTGTTAAAACAATCCGGCTATCAGATACCAGCTGACTAGATAGCGCTTCGATATACCAAGATATTGACAAACGCAGCAGCTTTGACGCTTGGGTAAATCTATCCACAAAGGCAGGGAATAGACCGCTAATATCTTCCCCACTTTGCCAGCCTTTGGTATTGGCCCATGAATTCGTTTGTCGCCAACTATCCAAACGTTGATTGGCTGGAATAATCATTTGAGTTGACTGGCTATCGTCTCCAGAGAATATCCACCAAAGTACTGGCTGTGTCCATCGGCCAGCGACAAACGACAGAAAGAAGTTGATACATTCCATGAAAGCTTGTGCTTCTTCCAACGTGAAAAGTGCTTCATCTTCCCGTTCTAATTTGCCAGTGTGCGTTATGGCATAGCCTCCCGTTTCCCGTAGTTCTTCGGCAAGCGTCTTAGTCTCTGCAAGATTATCCAGTGTAACTACCCAGCCAGCAGCTTTCAGGCTCATCCGGCCGCGCCTCCAGCTACCTAGCAGCTCAGCTGATGGGGGCGCACTAATGCTTTCCCCGTTGTAATTCGGGAAGTTTGGAAGGTGGAAATACAACTGCCTTTGGGGTGGCGTCACCGCCGGCTTGTAAATGCTGCGGGGATGGCCTGAAATCGACATTGTTTCTCCTATATGAATATTAGTAGAGGAGAAATGGAACGGAGCTATCCCAGGGATAGCTATTTGTGTGGCAGACGTCAGAAAGGCATCATGAAGGTACTCCACCGAGCTGGCTTCTGCCTTGATGAACAACTCAGGAGAGATTAGCCAACGCCACTGCACGCTGCCTTGGCAAACGAGAGGAGCCCTTCCAGTGATAATTAACTGGAGTTCGCCCTCGTAAATAGTGATAGGCTCGTTTAGCCGTGTTGTTTTGAATAAGGGCTGCAGAGCAGGTGGAGCAGACGATAGAGACATGACGCAAACTATAATCGACTCAAGTCGAAAATCCTTCTTTGAAGAAGGACTACATAAAATAGAAAGTTTTAAATCAACCCTAATTCAGAAGCTGATGGCTTATCGTTGGCTTCATCATCTTGCCAATAAGCCATATGGCAGTCCTCCACCAGTCGATGATCAGGCATTTTTGCGACCTCTAGCAAGTGAATCTGTTCACCCACAGATTCTACAAAAAAGCATGTGCCACTCTTAAACAGCACTTCTGCCTCATTTCTAAGAATAGCTTTTGGCGCGTAGGCAGAAATATTTCGGGCCTGGGTGTCGGCACTTGTCTTGATCTGGTATAGAGCGGGAGCATGCTTCCAGTACTTCGGATTGCGGTAGGTGGACCAGAAACAAGGAATTTGCACAATGCTTCCTATCCGATCCTTGAACCACGCTCGGAACTGCTCCACAAAAGCGCTTTGCTCGATTCGGTAGACGACGTTTTCACTGTAGGTAGGGGCCTCATCCAAGCAACTGTCCAGTAAATAGTGGCAGTGGGCTAGCAAAGCAGAGTCGCGTGGCGCCTCTTGCCGCAAGTACTTATTTAGAGGTGAAGAAAGTAAGTCCGTGTAAGTATCAAGGAAGCGTTTCGTCAGATAGTCGATGTCTTGGCCATGCAAAGCCGCCAAAACTTCTTTGTCGACATGGAAGCACGGGCGCCCACCACACAGGAACCTCCCCTGTTGGCTGTTTAATTCGTACAGTAGCTCAAAGTCTGCGAGTGTAGGCATAAATATAGTTGCGTTGGTACCGCATAATACAAAAAAAGCCCCTCCGTAACGAGGGGCTTTTTTGTTTAAAGCTTGTTCAGTTTTCGCGTATAGTATTCTATCATCAGGTCATGCATCTTATTCTGCTTCTCCGATGCCTCGGATGTCGCTTGTTCATCTTGCTCAAAATGCATAGACAAATACCCTTCCTTTGTTTGTAGTAGCGCTGCCAAGCCTCTTCTTATTGCGGCCTCTTCCTGTTCTGCATTGACGTGGGCTTGGGGGGTGTATACTTTGCGCTATATATCAACTAAAGAGTGTTTATAGTTTAGCACTTTCCCCATTTCATGTAGCAGAGTTGCAAGTAGGCTATTGTTTCTTTCTGCCCATGTCAAGACGAAACTAGAATCGTGCTCATGCTCAAGATGAGAAAGGTTGTCGTAATAGTTGTCTCGTGCTGTTATCACATTTGCATACTCATCGCCTAAGAACTCAAGGTCTATAGAGTTTAAGGCCTCAACATGACGATATGATAATTTGGCTCCGCGGGTAGCCATCAGCGTTTTGAAAACGTTCACGCGCCGTGAATTAGCTTCTTTCTCTCGCTCAAGGCGCTTTAAGTACTTTGGGCTTCTGTAAAAAACAACAATGCTGTTGACTACACTAATCAACAGAGCGAGCCCAGCAATGAAGTCACGAAGTGGTATTGGGCCTACTTCGTTACTCTGGACAGTGTCTTGTAAGAACAGTGGCATACAAAGATGGGTAGTGAGTCCTTATCCAAGCAAGCTAGCAAAATTCATATGAGTGTGGGTGCTTCGGGAAATTCAAAGGTTAGGTGTCTGCGTCAAGCCACACTTCAGAATAATGTACTCACTGACCCCAACTTTGGCCGCTGCTGCTAGTGCCTCAAGAGCTTGGTATTCCGCGTCGGTGAATGAGAGGGTGCGGCTCTTTTTGAGGCGCGAGGGGTCTTTTTTTGGTCGCCCCTTCTTTGGTATATCTTTCATAATAGAACAAAGGTAAAAAGATTTCAGGCTTTTATACACTTAAGAAAAAAAGTGCATAAAATATTTAATCAAGTATTTTCTCACTTGAGAAAAACAAGTACATTTGAAGAGTCAAAGGGACAAAAAAGAGGTCAACCCCGGCAAGGGTTGACCTCAGAAATCAGAAACAGGGCCGGCAAGCCCTATTACTTAATCACCATTACAAATGTACGCACAAGCTGTAACTGCCGCAACCTGCACGGCGACCACTCTCCACCCCACCGCCGTACACCTGGGCCTGTCCCTGCTGCGGCTTCAGCTCTCCACGCTGCTCAACTCGGGCACCTTCACCCCAGCCGAGCGCCAAACAGCCACGGCCCGTATCTACGCCACCACCGACGCGGCCCAGCTCTTGACCTGGAAGCGCAACCTGGCCCGCCTCAAAGCGGAGCGCGAAGCCGCACAGGCCACGGCCCCGAAAGAGGTAGACACCACCAACATTCCCGACGCGGAAGAAGTCGAGCGCGAAGCTGCTCAGATGTGGATTGAGCCCGCAACCACCGAGGAAGAGGCAACCTCAAAACACCCGCTGCTCTCTCGCGCCCTGCAAAATGCGGTAGAGGAGCGCAACCGCCGGGGCCGCACCTCAGACTATGCCGGGGAGCTGGCCTACGCCATGCGCGGGGAAGCCTTCCAGCTCGAAACGGGCCTATCGTATTCCGAACTAGCCGCCCTCTAACCTGGATGGCTGCCAACAAACGCGCAGCGGCTCCGGCCGCTGCTGCTCCGGCTTTTGCCCTGGAGCCGGGCTTGCCGTGGATTTCAATGGCCTTGCGCACCGCTGGCCCCGATGCCTTCGCCGCCTTCCTGGCCGACAAGCTGCTACTTGACTTCCAGACCAACCAGATGGCTCCCCACTTCCCGGCCGGCTGTCTGGTGCTAGCTGAGCAGGTTACCAATCCGGCCGACGTGATACCGGGTGTGTACGCGGTGCTCTACGCCGGGCAGCTTGTAGCCCTGGGCCGGTTGGCTGCTGAGGGTATCCGCACCCGGCCCTTTGCCCTGCATATGACGCTCGACAACGGCCCAGCCCTGGCCCCGGTGGTACTCGACTGGCAGGATACCCAGCTCCAGGTGTGGCGGGTGGTCTACTACGCTTCTTATCCGGCCGAGTAAACATATGCCGACCCTATCCTTTCTCCCACAGCGCGGGCCCCAGGTGGCCCGCGCTCCGTGGACCTACGCACTGGTGTGCCGAGCGGTGGGGGCTTTTAAGATCAGCTCCGGCACGGCGGCCACCGTGTGCCTACCCGTTTGTGCGGGCCTGGGTGTCGAGGTGGCGGCTGTGCGGCCGGGCAATCAGGCCCGCGCCCTGCGGTGGCGCTTTGCTCACCTGCACATTCAGCATGGCTGGTGCTGACTTACGCCTGAAGTCGAGCAGTGGCTCGGACAATACTAATCAAATATCAAAACAGCTATGGCAGACACCGTTTTTATCTACGCTTTAAAGTGTCCCATGACAATGCATGTACGGTACGTGGGGAAAACCAAGAACCTAAAAAAGCGGCTATATAGCCATATCTACGAGGCCAAGAAAGGAAAGCAAACCCACCGGCATCATTGGCTCAGCGCCTTGGCTGTTATTGGTCAAGAGCCAATTATGGAGGTATTAGAAGAGGCGCCCTTGGATCAATGGCAGGAGCGTGAACGCCACTACATCCGGCTTTATCGATCTACCGGCTGGCTTGTTAACGGCACAGAAGGAGGGGATGGACTTACACCTGAAAAAGCAAGGGAGTTTTGGCAAAACCCTGAATACCGGAGGAAACAAGTTGAGGCCGCAACTGGGGAAAGAAACGGCTTTTACGGCAAGACACATTCGGCTGAAACCAGAAAGGTTTTGGCCGAGAAATGCCGGCATGAAGTGCCTTGGAATAAGGGCAAAAGTGGTATCTATTCGAAAGAATTGATTCTTAATAACAGGCTCCAAAAGCATAGAAAGCCTATTGCTAGATATAAGGAAGGGCAGTTCGTGGATAGCTGGGAAAGCGCCCGCGCTCTATGCCGAGAGCTAGGTTGGGACAGGCGTCATGTTCAGCGTGTACTGCAAGGCACTAAGCACTTCAACACTATAAAAGGCTACACACTGGCCTATACACAAAGCCCCGCTACATAGCAGGGCTTTGTGTTATCGCATGAACGTAGGAAGCTTACTATGCAGTAATGCGTGTACCGCAGTATAATTTTGGGGTTCAACCATAGCAACTAAGTGGTGCTCAATACCTTGCTGATTCACCAGCAGAGTCAGTATCGAGCTAGAACTTTCAACTCGTTAGCTCTTACCAATAGCGCTAGCACCCCCTATTATAACACCGACGCCACCTAAGAATAGTCCACTCAGCAAAGCGCGTCCTATAATTGATTTGTCTTGGCTGGTTACCATTTGAGTGGGGGTGGCATGCTCGATTGCTTATAGCTCAGAATACAAAACCCCTACCTTCTGCATCTTGAATTTGTGCATCATGGATACCTCTAGGCCATGGGGCCTTAGAACAAGATTCAGTGGCGAAGGAATGTCTGAAGGTGTAGTTGCTTTGATTTCATCAAAGGAGGGAATACCGTATTAATAGATTAGCTGGCCTACCAGTTGTTGTTTGTTCTAGAAACTAGACTTGCCTAGTATATTGTCAAGTTCTTCTTGGAGGATGGTATTCATAGGGATAAAATAGGCTTATCTAACGAGTGCTTTTTATTGGGGAAGCTCTACTGAAGCAGAGATATGCTCTATAATTGCATTTGAGTGCAAACTTAGCTAAACGCATTCCACCACTGACTAAGTCTGTGCCGAGTAGGGGAGGGGCTGTGGCATCGCTAGTTGAGACTATGACCTACGTCGCTTGTCCGATGCCAAGTATACCATTCATTAAGGTAGACGATCATAGAAAACTATATCATGGCTACTGCCATCACTCATTATAGCTAGATTGGATAAAGATAATATAAGTATATATATTATATATTGTTATTTTAAAAGGTTGCTTCGGATTAGAAGGTGCTTCTTATTTACATTTGAAGATACATGCATATGTAAAATAAGGTATTCTGAGCGAATGATTTGCTCTTTAATCTTACAGCGTCCAACACCGATGCATCGACTTTTATTCGCTCTAATACTTCTCCTTGTAGCGTATTCTGCGTTTAGCCAAACACCAGAAGATAGTCAGGCTAAACAACTGGCCCCACGTGTTCCCGGCTCGCCCACGGCTGCGGCCCTGGAGCGCTACACGTTTAGCCCAGTTAGCGAGCATACGGGTACCCCATCCATTTCTATACCCTTACTGCAAGCCACCAGTGGTTCCCTATCGCTCCCAATTAGCCTGAGTTACCACGCCGGCGGTATCCGCGTCGATGACGAGGCATCGCCAGCGGGTCTAGGGTGGTCCTTAAATGCGGGGGGCGTCATCACGCGGGTTGTGCGCGGGCTAGCCGACGAGACGGGCGATAGTAGTTTTTTCAAGACGTTCGATAAGGTACCCGACGTAGATCAGCTGGAAGAAACCCTGAACTTCTACCGTCTGAAAAACATAGCCGATGGGGTCGTGGACTTCGAACCGGATCTATTCGCCTTCAATTTTCCCGGCGGAAACGGGACGTTCCTTATGGGCAATGATGGCAAGTTTCACGCCCAGCCCTATCAGCCCCTGGACATCCGCTTTGAAGATGGGAAAGATGCAGAAGGGTACCGGCGCACTGGCTTTGTGCTAACGGATGCTGAAGGCAAAACCTACCGGTTTGCAGAACAGGAGTATACCACCTCGACACGCAGAGGGGCTAATGGTCCTCGTAACTGTACGGCTTGGTACTTAACCGAAATTATCTCGGCCGATCGATCCGATACTATACATCTGCGCTACAAGCGCCACAACATCAATACGACAACTGGGCTGCACCAAAGTGTTAGCGTGTCAAATGGTTCTCCCGACAACTATAATGGATGTGATGCCATTACGAACGCCGTTTCTTCCAGTACTAGCCAAAATCTGATTGAAGCTGTTCGCCTACGACGAGTTGAATGGACCGGTGGCGTCATTGACGTTCAAACAGCAAACCGGTTAGATGTAGCGGACAAACGCCTCGTGCGGCTCAGCTTGCGGCGTGACACGCTCAGCGCCGATACCGTGCGTCAGGTTCGCTTCTATCATTCGTATTTCAACGACGACCTCTCGTTTCCACTTCCCACCGCGCAAGAGCCAGGGGATCGGCGTTTTTATCTGCGGCTCCGTCTTGATTCGCTGCAAGTGTTCGGTGGCACTGAACAACTCCCTCCGCATCGGTTCACCTATTCTTCCATTCGCCTCCCGCGACGTCTGCAGGGGGCCCGCGACCACTGGGGCCTATCGAATGCACGGTTTACCCGATCGCCCGAAAACGCAAACCTGATTCCGATAACTACGGTAGGCTCGGTCTTTGGCGAGGTCACCGTGGGGCAGGCGGACCGAGCACCACATCAGGCTTTTGCGCAAGCCGGATTGCTGCAGCAAATTCAGTACCCGACCGGCGGCTATGAGATCTACACCTTTGAAGCCAATCAACTCGTGGCTTCGGTTAAACTCCCACCCGCTTATCAGGCAAAGGATCTGGAGGTAAGCGGGATCGGCGTATCGCCCAGCCCTCCTTCTCAAAAGGAGGCCATGACATGGAGCGTTCCAAACGATATGGAAGTAGTAGGCACAGCTGAAATTCGCTTAGCAAAGCACGCATCGTATACCACTGACAATTTAAAAGGCTGTTTAGGCAAAATTACAATCAAAAGCACGGCTACCGATGGGACGATGACGACTTGGTCCCGGGATGCTACTGCCTCTATAATGCTGGCCAACTCACCGTCCGATCCCAACAACGCCTATGCCTACTGGACGGACCTACCCCGTTTTGTTGCCGGGTACACCTATGAAATGGTGGTCGAAGCTAAAGGGGAAATGATGGTAACATCGCTACACCTGGAATATGTGCCAGCAAGCGATATCAAATATGAATTGCGGAATCAGGAAACCGGCGGTCTGCGCATTAAAACCATTGCCAGTAAGGCTTCCGCCACAGCACCCGCATTGATTCGGAGCTACCGTTATACGCGCCTAGGCTCCTCTTTGTCCAGCGGCTATCTGGTCAGTAGTCTACCACCCGTCTATCTCTATCAGCAGTTAACCTATAAAGTCGGCCAACATATTTCCCAAGGTGGGGGGCACTGCGCCGTTACCGTGGTAAGTTCCAGTTCTCCAGGCGAAGTGCAGAGTGGCAGCCAGCCGGTAGCGTATCACACCGTAACCGTGACCGATAGCTCGGCTACGACCGGACAAACCTTGGGGAAGACGGTGAGCCAGTATTCGGCTTACGTAGATGGTGGAAACAACGACCGGCCCTATCCGCCAGCGGTTACTGCCCCGTGGAAACGAGGCAACCTACTTACTCAGTACGTTTACGCGGGCTCGCATTCCGGGGGCTTCCGCTTAGTGGAAAAGAAAGTCAATGACTATGCGTCCGAGGAGGAAGAAGACACCAAACGGGAAGTCATTAGGGGGGCGAAAGTCATTCCCAACAAGTCTTTTGTCAGTTTGGGAGGCATTTTTCCGGAGCCGTCAGCACAATTTATTGGTCATCCCTTATTTACCGGCCGGTTTGCGCGGGAGAATACCTACCAATATAATGCCTGGCATTATATAACGGCAACACATCACTACAAGTATGACCCGACGAACGAGGCACGCTATGTAGAAACCAGCACGCGGTATTACTACGACAATAAGCAACATGCACAGCCAACGCGCATCGAACGCAGTATAGCTGGGGGGACTGAAATCAAGCGCATTGCCTACGTTTTGGATTGCGGAGAGGTAACCACCGCCACGACAGAGGAAGCCAAGGCCCTGCGGCAGATGATTCAACGGCACATCTACTCCGTGCCGGTGGAAACGACAACCAGCCGGCTAACCGCGCAAGGTATATTGCTCACGCAAGCTACCCTTACCTTGCCTCGCTTAGTGAACGGCATCCCTCAGCCCAGCCGTCAACTTTCCTGGCGCGCGACAGCCCCCCAGCCAGAGAGCAGCTTTCAGCGCATGCGCGTTGCCGCAGGGGGAGTGACATTTGATCCACAGTATCGGGAAGAAGTCCTGATTGACCGCTATACCGCGCAGATGCAAGTTGAGCAGATGCATCAGGCGAAGGGGCCCGCCACCAGCTATCTGTGGGATGCCCTGAGCCAGGAGCCGGCCGCCGTTGTGAAAAATGCCAGCTTCTCTGAAATTGCCTATACCAGCTTTGAGCCGGGCGCTGCGGGCAACTGGTCGTATACTTCGAGCCCGACCACGGTGGTCGCCGGTGGGCGCACAGGCCAACAGTGTTATCAGTTCCAACCGGCAGGAGTCGTCTCAACTACAGTTGGGCGTACAGATCAGTACACCTTCACTTGCTGGGCAACGGCCCCTCCCACCGTTCTGGTCAATGGCATCGCGGTAGCCCCTACTTCACTTGTCGAAATTGCGAAGGCTAGTGGCAGTCAATTGATGTGGAAGCAGTACACGCTACGTCACTCCCTGGTTGCCGGGGCAACACTGACGGTACAAGGACCCGCCGGCTTACAGGTCGATGAGTTACGTCTGCATCCGGTTGGGGCGCAGATGACCTCGTACACCTACCAGCCCCTGACCGGCATGAGCTCGCAAACCGGCCCTGATGGCCGCACGGTCTTCTATGAATACGACGGCTTAGGTCGCCTATCGCGGGTGCGGGACGAACAGGGCCGGATTCTGACCCAGAATCAGTACCAGTACGCGCAGTAGCCGCCGCGCAACCTGCTTTTCCAAACTATCTCCTCTCCCCGCTTTTGCTGCGTGTCTATGCGCCTTTTCTACCAGTTTCGTTTTCTGATTTGCTTAGTTGTTGCCTACTGGTTCATCCTTACGGGTGCCCAGGCGCAGGCCTACGAAGGCCAAGTACCCGATTCTACGGAGTTACGGGTGCTGCGTCAGTTCTACCGCATGACCCACGGGGAACAGTGGACCACGCGCACCAATTGGCAGCAGGACTCGGTGCTTGCCCGCTACGGTGTAGGCATCAACCAGGGGGATGTGATCAGCATCTCGTTGCCGGGTAACCAGCTGCAGGGTAGTTTGCCTGCCAGCCTGGGCTTGCTCACCTCGCTCTATACACTGGATCTGAGTACTAACCAGCTCGGCGGCCAACTGCCCAGCTCTCTGAAGCACCTGCAGGGCTTGTGGGCATTGGAGTTGAGTCACAACCAACTGGAGGGTCGGCTGCCCGGCGGGCTGTGGACCATACCGTATCTGTCCCGCCTGAATGTGAGCCACAACCGCCTGTCCGGCACGGTGCCCGACAGTGCCGGGCTGCAGCAGTACCTGTATTTCGTGCAGTTGCAGAACAACCGCTTTACGGGGCCATTGCCCGCCACCTTCGGCCAGATGGCCGGGCTGGCTCACCTGGATCTGAGTGCCAATCAATTCTCTGGCTCGCTACCGTCCGAGTGGGGTAGCTTGCAAAACTTGAGCTACCTGTTTTTGCAGCAGAATCGACTCACGGGGACTATTCCAGCCGAATGGGGCGGCATGCAGGGCCTGAACCATCTCTATCTAAGTGACAATACCCTGCAGGGGAAAGTACCCAACTCGCTCACGACAATCCCTTACCTCTACCAACTGGGACTGCAGCGCAATGCCTTCACAGGCCTGCCCTCCTGGGCTGGGCTGACAACCATTCCGACCGTGCAGGCTACGGAGAACTACCTGGACTTTGCCAGCATTGCGCCCAACTTCACTGAAACTGGGGTAAGCTGGATTCCCGGATTCACGTTCACTCCCCAGCGAATACGGCCTGATACCACCCTTACCACAGTGGTTGGGGCGGCAGGTGTTACCCTCCGAGTGAAAACCGGAGGCGTGCCCAGCCTGCTGCACTACCAGTGGGAACGTAAGGTCGGGCAAGCTTGGGTAGAGATGCCGGGTAAGATCAGCTCGACCCTTCGGCTTGAGACAATTACGCCCGAGACGGAGGGACTCTACCGGGCCCGGGTACGTCATGATCATGTCAAGTCGGCGTGGGGAGCAGATGTCTGGCTCTATTTACAGGCCACGTATATAGAAGTACTACCGTACCAACCGCTGGCGCGCAATGAGCCGCAGCGGCCGTCTGTAGACTCCTTGCTTATTGACATTCCCAAGCCCGATGCAGCAGAAGCCGGCAACTACGTCCGTACTTACACGGCACGGGCAGCCTACACCGACGCGGCCTTGTTCACCCAGGCCGTAGTGGACTCCGTGCAGGTCAAAACCGAATATTTCGATGGGCTGGGCCGGCCGGTACAAACCGTGCTGCGCCAAGAGTCACCCACCCGGCGGGACATCGTGCAGCCTATCGCCTATGACGAGTTGGGACGCCAGGACAAGGAATACCTGCCCTACACCGTGGCCAATGGCACCGGCACGGTAGACGGGTATCGACAAAATGCACTGCGTGAGCAATATGCCTTCTACCGGGGAGCGGTTACCTCTCCTACAGACCCTGCGGATCATGTGACTCCGCCAACAGATATGGTGGACGCCACCCGGCTCCTGCCTAAGACGGGCGTACCCTATGCTGCCAAAGCCTTCGAGCCCTCGCTAATGGGCCGCGTGCTGGCCCAAGCATCGGCGGGGGAAAACTGGATGCTAGGCACAAGTAGTAACCACGCCGTGACCTTCTGGGAGCGTCCAAACACGGCCCGTGACACGGTCTACCGCTGGCGCCCGGGCTACGATGGGCAGCGGGAGGAGTTGGCTGTTGAGGCTCCCTACGCTCCCGGGGAGCTGTGGTCTGCGCTGATGGTGGACGAACAAAAGCACCTGTCCCAGACCTTTACCAACAAAGCGGGGCAGATGGTGCTTAAGCAAGTGGCTGAGCGTATCGGGACCGATACCACTTGGTTAAAGACGTATTACCTCTACGACGACTTTGATCGGCTGCGGGCTGTGCTACCTCCCTTGGCGGTGCAGCGTATCCGGAAAAACGGCGGTCTGCTCAATGGTGCCGGCGTGGAACATTTGCTGTTCCGCTACCACTACGATGACCAAGGACGCCTAATTGAGAAGCTCGTGCCTGATCAGGAAGGGTATGCCTACACCGTCTACGACGAACTGAACCGGCCAATCCTAACCCAGAACGTGGCCCAACGCGGCCGCAGCGAGTGGGTCGCTACCAAGTATGATGCGATGGGCCGCGTTGTCTTCTCGGCCTTGATCCAACGTCCCGGTTTGAGCCGAGATACATTGCAGGCGCGGGCTAGCAGGGCCACGCAGCTGTGGGAAGCACCAAGCACTAGCACCCTGCTAGGCAAAGCCTACTACACCAACCAGAGCTATCCGCCCTTAACTGGTGAAGACCAGCTCTTGAGCATCAGCTACTACGATGGCTATGACTTTGACCAGAACGGGGTAGCGGAGGCCTCCTATGTGGCAGCCACCGAACAACAACTCGGGGGCAAAGTCCCCACAGCAGATAGCCGAGTCACCGGTCAGACCACGCGCACGCTGGTGCGGGTCCTGGGCGTGAACGCAACCAACGCAAAGGCGTGGCTGACCACAACTAGCTTTTTCGACGAGAAACTACGGCCCATTCAGGTAGTCAGCACCACGGCTCGGGGGGGAGAGGATGTAACGAGCAGTCGCTACGATTTCGCCGGGAAGGTGCGCGGCTCCTACACCGTGCACTCGGATCCCACGCATACAGCCCTCACGGTGCAGGAAACGCCGCGCTACGACCATGCCGGGCGCTTGCTCTCTTCCGCCCAGTCGTTCAACGGGGCAAAGGCCGTAACTATAGCCAGACAGAGTTACAACGAACTGGGGCAAGTTGAGCGCAAAATCTTGGGGAATGGCGTGCAGTCAGTAGACTATCGCTACAACATCCGGGGCTGGCTGACGACCATTAATAACCCAGACTCGCTGCAGACCAAGGACTTGTGGAGTATGGCCCTGCACTACGAGCAAGGCTTTGTAACGCCGCAGTACAACGGCAACATTGCCGGGCAGACCTGGCGCAGCAAGTCGGATAACATTCAGCGAGCCTACGGCTACCGTTACGATAACCTGAACCGCTTGTTGCAGGGCGATTTCGTAGCCAAAGGAGCCACGGAGTGGGACCAGGAGCGCGATAACTACCGCTTCTATGCGGCCAGCTACGATGCCAATGGCAACCTGCTGACTCTACGTCGGCGTGGCTTGCTACAAGAAGGCAGCCGTACCACGCCTCGTCAGTACGGTCTAACCGACGTGCTGCGCTACCGCTATACGCTCACATCGGATGGGAGTCTAGGAACATCCCAGGACGAAGTTGGAACGCCTAGCAGCAACCGCCTACTGCGCGTAGATGATATAGTGGCCTCGACGTCTGAGACAGCAGCAGGCCAGGTTAGCCGAGCCGACTTTCAGGATGGCACGACCACTGGTCGTAAGCAGGCGGATTATGCTTATGATGTGGCTGGCTCCATGACCAGTGACTGGAACAAAGGGATCAGCCATATTCAGTACAACTACCTGCATTTGCCCGAGCAGATTGAATGGCAGAACGGCAACCAGCTGCAGTACATCTATACAGCCAGCGGGCAGAAAGTGGCGAAGGTGGCGACGGAAGCCGGGAAACAGGTCCGCACAGATTATTTGGGCGCGTGGCAGTACGAAAAGGACTCGCTTCGGTGGCTCAACCACAGCGAAGGTCGCCTGCTAGCCCTTTATAGCTACGACGCAGCGAAGGCTCGTCAGGTCACGTACCGGTACGAGTACACAATCAAAGATCACCTAGGTAACCTGCGGGTCGCTTTTCACCCAGGGGAGCGGAAGAAGTACGTGGCCATGCTCGACTCCGATCCGCAGGGCGAGCAGTTGAAACGGGAGCAGCATGCATTTGATTCAGCGAGTGTTTCGCCACCGATCCGGCAGGCCGTTGGGATGCCTATGGCGCGCAGTGGAGACGGCGTGGCTGTGCTGCATGCTGGTGGGACTCACCCCCAACCCTTAGGGCCGCTGAAACAGTTGACCGTTGCACAAGGCGATACGGTAGATGTGACGGCGTATGCTATGTATCCCCAAGAAACCAGTAACAGCAACTGGAGCTTTTCGCTGGCGGGGTTTGTGGCCTCAATGCTGCAACAACAGCCTATCGTACAGCCAACAGTAGAAGGAAGCGCAAAACGGGTGCGAGTGTTACCGTTGCTCAACATCGGGTTGGGCCTCATACCGGCCGTACAGCAACTAGCTGGGGGCATACCGAAAGCCTATCTCCGTATCCTGGTCTACAATGCGGATTCGGCTTTGGTAGCCTCTGAAACCAAGCAACTGACTGTAAAAAAAGAGATATATGAGCGGCTGCATGCCCGAGTGAGAGTTCCGGAGGCAGGCTATGTGCAAGCCTACGTAGCTAATGAGAGTGACACGGAGGTATTCTTCGATGATATAACTGTCGAGCATTGGCAGGGTCTGCAGGTGCAAGAGAACCACTATGATCCGTTCGGGCTAAACCTCGTAGGGCTGAGCAAGTCGGCTACCCTTGAGAATAAGTTTACCTGGAATGGCAAGGAGAAGCAGACCGAGTTTGGCCTGAACTGGCACGACCACGGCTGGCGCTTCTATGATCCTACCTTAGGACGGTGGGTAGTGAGTGACCCAGATGCAGAAGAAGGAGATCAGGAAAGTTGGGGTACCTATCAGTTTGGGTTGGATAATGCAGTGCGCTATAATGATTTGGACGGACGACAAGCAGGCCCTGGAGAAGAGGGAACTATAGCAGGGACTATTTATAATACAGTAGTTGGAATAGGCGTTTCAGTATATAATACAGTTGGTCTACTTTCAGACTTAACTAGCAATATGCCATTAGGTACGATGCCTAGCAGGCGTGCTGCTATAAGTGAAGACGGAAAAGTCAGTGTAAACAATCGGTTGCCCACCGGCACCGGTTTAGGATTAGCAAAACAGATTGGATCAGATTTTTTAGATGTAGCAAACGTCGCCGCTGCTACGTTATCGGGTGGGGAATCTGGTTTAGTTACTAGTAATCTGACAAAAGGCGCAGGCATATTATTAGCAAAGGCAGGAGGAACTAAAGTCGTTGCAAACTCAGTCACACAGGCGGCAAAGAAGTCGGTAAATAAAAACTCAAATGAAGCCGTTGGTAATTTTGTGCTTTACCAAGTTGAAAACGGTGATGAAATACTCAAAGTGGGAAAGGCGAATGCTGACGATGTTATGAAAAGCGGAGCAATAAGGCGTGTGCATACAAGTGAAAGGCTAGCTCGAAAAGCTGGTTATACTGACGCCAAGGCTAGAGTTGTTGAAGACTTAGGAAGAACGACTACAGGTAATGCGAAAAAAGCGGAAGCAGCGAGAGCTAGGGATCATAGAAGTAATGGACACTCACTGCCGCTAAATAGAGAACAAGACAAAAATTACCATCCCTAACAATGATTTGCAAAATCTCACACACTTCGTATGTAATTGATTTCTTGGATGTAGATTTCAATTCAAGTAAAATAAGTAATTTGCTGGAATTAGAATTTGATTCTGTATTAGAATCAATGAATATTCGTGATTTGAGCGAATGGACAATAAGGTTTCAAATAATTTACGGTAGGCAAACACCGATTAGGGTATATAAAAAAATGCCGTCTTATAAATACGAAAAGGAAAAATTGATTATTATTCACATTCCGATACCGACGAAAGATATAATTTCTTGGGGTGTTGATCCTAATCAGCATATAGTCATGCCCGAAAATTCGGGCGATGACAAATCTTTGATACCAATCGAAATTGCTTTTAAAGATTTTGGTAATAGAGAAGATTACATAATTAGCTGTTTGCGTAAAGCAATATTTTTTTGCTTAAAAGGAGGGTTTACAGTTAATGGGGTAAAAATAAAAATGTAGACTGAAAAATAATATATTTAATTTAGTAAGTGTACATTGCTTACAGTTTTTGCGGTCTCAGTTGCTTACAGCTAAGGCCCACGCACTTTTTAACTATCTTTTGCTAGGGCTGCAGCATTGTACAGGGGAGCTTTACAGATAATGCATTGCTCCCAATGGTAAGGCATAGTTATCAATTGCATCAAGCTAGAAACATTCAATTTTGCCCCTCCTGGAAGCAGCACCTTGCGTGGCAGTCGTTGGAAGACGATGTTACAGAGGAAGTGCTTTACGGAGGGGCAGCCTGTAGATGCCCCAGTAGGCAACTGCTGGGGCGCACAAAGCAGGAGGAGGTAAAAGCTACTTAGGAGTAGCATGGAAAATATACCGGCGGCTGCGGTATCCAGGTAGTCGTGGGGTAACGGCTAGAACAAGGCTTATTGATCTGAAGGAAAGTACGGTTGTAACCTACATGACCGTCCTGACATCCATGGGCCTGGTGATGGGCAAGGATTATCGGTACATCACCCGATCGGGCGCCCCCGAGGCCCTGGTGTTCAACAACGGCAGCCGGGAGATTTTCAAGGAGTTGGCCTACAGCCCAGCCGATGAGGACTACCAGCGCCTAGGCTCGTTGGAAATCACCGATTGCTGGATTGAAGAGGCCAACGATGGCGTGCCCGAGAAGGGCGCCGACATCATCAAGTCGCGTATTCGCTGGAAGCTGGCCGAGTTCGGGCTCATCCCGAAAATCCTCATCACGTGCAACCCGGGCTACACCTGGGTGCGGCTCAAGTACGTGTATGATGCCGAAAACAACCCGGTGCTGCTCAAGCCCTATCAGCAGGTAATACAGGCTCTGGTGACCGACAACCCTGACCGGGAGTTTGTGCGCATCTACAAAAAGAGCCTGGAGCAACTCAAGGACTACGACCGGCAGCGTCTGCTGGAAGGGGACTGGAACGCCGTGGAGAAAACCGGCGGCGAGATGTACCCCAGCTTCGACACCCAGCTGCACGTGGGCGACTACGCCAGCACTTACGACCCACAACTCCCGTTGCACCTTACGCTCGACTTCAACCTCACGCCCGGTGTGACGCTGAACGTGTGGCAGGTGCGGGGTAAAGAAGCCACCCAGATTGATGAGTTCACCCAGGACAACAAAACCAAGCTGGCCTGCCAGCGCTTCATGCGCAAGTATGGCCAGCACAAAGCCGAGGTGTTCCTCTACGGCGACCCGGCCGGCAAACACGGTGACACCCGCACCGAACAAGGCTCCAACGACTTCACCATCGTGCTCAAGGAATTGCGCGGGCTGCCCAAAGTCACCCAGCGCATCGAGGCTTCCGCGCCCTCAGTGAGCATGCGGGCCCTGTGGATTGACGAGATTCTGGAGCATGAGCAGGATGGTATCCGGATTCGGATTGACCGCAAGTGCAATGTGACCAGCACCGACTACCAGAAGGTGAAGAAGGCCAGCGACGGGACCAAGGACAAAAAGAAGGTGCAGGACCCCAAAACCAAGGTCAGCTACGAGCCTTACGGGCACGCCACCGACGCCAACGACTATTTCCTGTGCCGCTGCTTTCAAAGCGAATGGCGGGCCTACCAGCGCCAGGGCAACAATAAACCCGCCGTGGGCAACCGCTCCGACGTTCACCAACGCGCCTTTTAACCATGGCCTTTCTGACGCCCGCCGACTACGGCACTCTCATCAAGCAAGAGCAGCTCGATACCGTGCTGCAGGGTAACGCCACCGCCCTGAGCGGGGCCGAGTTGTTTGCCCAAGAGTTTATCGAGAGCTACCTCCGCAGCCGCTACGACGTGGCCAAGATCTTCGCCGCTGCCGGCGCTGAGCGGAGTCAACTCATCATCACCTACATGGTCGACATTGCCCTCTACACGGTGCACAGCCGCCATGGCCGCGTGCAGATGCCGGAGAAGCGCATCGACCGCTACGACCAGGCCGAGGCCTGGCTCAAGGCCGTGGCCGCGGGCAAGATATCGGCCGATTTACCCTTGCTGCCTGTTGCCGAGCGCACCGGCGGTTTCAAATGGGGCTCTGCTCCGCAGCAAACCCTCAGTTGGTAGCTTATTTATCAGGCCAGTTGCGCTTGTAGCGCAAGTAGAGAATAATGACGGCCCCGAAACCCAGCATCACTTTCACAAAAAGAAGATATGCCTCGGAAGTGGAAGGGTCTTCAGCTGCATAAGCCGAGATGGGCAAGCAGCCTACAAACAAAAGGGTGAGCCACAGGCCCGCACGGTTTTTCATAATTCAATAATAGCTCAAAAGTAAGCTATGAACCTGCATCAACGACTACAGGCCCAAATAAGCGGCGCATCTACCACTACCGTGCACGCCAAGGCCGGCCGCCGTTCCGTGTCGAGCCGGATTCAGGAGCATCAGACTGCGCGCCTTCGGGCCGACCTGAGCCACTGGCGCATGGCCCTGGCCAACGCTGAGAATAACGCGTACCCAGACCGCACCGAGCTATACCGGCTCTATCGGGAAGCCGTTATCGACTCCCACCTCACCAGCGTGATGGAAACCCGCACGCTCAACATCCTGTGCCAGCCCTTCAAGGTAGTGAGCATCAACGGCCAGAAAGAGGATGAGAAGCTTACGCGCATGCTCATGACGCCGTGGTTTTTCACCATCCTGAAGGAAGCCATGGAAGCCATCTACTGGGGCCCGCGCGTACTCGAGCTGCTGGTGCCCGTCGACGGAGAGTTTACCGGGGTGGAGGTGATTCAGCCCGAAATGGTGGTACCGGAGTGGGGCATCATCCGCTCGGCACCCGGTAGCGCCACCGGCATTCCTTACCGGGAAGGGGTGGAGGCCCAGTGGCTGCTGCAGGTGGGCAACCCCAAGGAACTGGGTCTGCTGCACAAGGCCATTCCGCACGTGGTATGGAAGAAAAACGCCATGCAGGCCTGGGCCGAATACTGTGACCGGTTCGCCCTGCCGGTGCGCACGGTGCAGATGGATTTGAACGATGAGGACCGCGTGGAGGTGGAGAATATGCTCAAGAACATGGGCCGGGCCGCCTACGCCATTCTGCCCCCGGGTGCCACGGAGTTTACCTACCACACCCCGCAGAACTTCCAGCAGGGTGTGTTTTCGGGCATGATTGACTACCCCAACGCCGAGCTGAGCAAGCTCGTGCTCGGGCAGACCATGACCACCGAGGACGGAAGCAGCCGCAGCCAGGCCGAGGTGCACGAGCGGGTGAGCGAGAAGTACACCAAGGCCGATAAGATGCATGTGCGCAACTTCATCATGTGGGAGCTCTGGGACCGCCTGCTCACCCACGGCTACCCCTGCGCCGGGTTTGAGTTCAAGTGGGACGAAACCGAAACGCTGACCAAAAAGGAGCAGTGGGACATTGTTGCCGGCATCATGCAGCACTCGGGTTACCGCGTGCCGGCCAAGTACATTCTTGATACGTTCGGCGTGGCTGTCGAGGAAAAGCCGGAACCTGTGGTGGTGTCGCCGGCGCCAGGCCAGCCAGCACCAGGTAAGCCAGCTCCCGCGCCGGGAAAGTAGTCGGCGCGGGTGTAGCCGCTCTCTACGCCCGCGCCTGCACCCATGGCCATGCCCACGGCCTTGATACCGTGCGCGCCGCCGGCGACGAGTCGGGCAAAGAGTTGCTGCAGGAGTTCATGGCCCTGGCCCGGGCCGTGCACACAACCCAGTCACCTGGTAGCGGCCTGCAGCTGGGCCTGTTCACTCAGACCAGCAATAAGCTGATGAGTGGGGTAGAGGTGGGCTACAACTCCACCGATGAGAAGGCCACCGACTTTCTGCGCAATAACGTCTATCTGTTTTCGGCCGCGAAGACCCGGCACCAGGCCGTGGAGCTGAGCAAGCAGCTGCTCGACGACGAGGGCCAGATCCGGTCGTGGCGGAAGTTCCGCAAAGAGGCCCTGGGCATCCATCAGCAGTACAACGTGCGCTGGCTGGAGGCCGAGTATGAGCACGCGGTGGCCAGTGCCCAGATGGCGGCCCGGTGGAAGGAATTCGAGGAAGATGATGTACTCCAGTACGAAACCGTAGGCGACAGCCGGGTACGCCCAGAGCACAAGGCCTGGGACAGCATCACGTTGCCCAAGTCGCATCCCTGGTGGCTCACCCACTATCCGCCCAATGGCTGGTTGTGCCGGTGCACCGTCATTGGGGCCGCACCAGGTGCACGGCATACGCCGCAGAGCATCCTGCCGGCGCTGCCGGAGCCCGATGGTATCTTCCGCGGCAACGTGGGAAAAACCGGCATCATCTTCCCGCTGGAGCATCCCTACTACGCGGAGCTTACCGCCGGCGAGCAGCAGCTCGTGCAGAAGACCGCGGGCCAGTTCCACATTTCCGAACTGGTAACGCAGCCCAAGTCGCTGGCCGGCGTGCGCAAGGATGGGGTTACCTCCGCCCTGCAGGCCATCAACAAGGTGCATGTGCTGCCTGAGTCGCCCACGCTCAATAAGATGCTGCCGATTTCCTTTGCCAAAACGGCCCGAAACACAAATGGCGTGTTTAGCTACGTACCCTTGCGAGACGTGCCGCCTCCTACGCTGAAACTGTCCTCAGACCTGAAAGATGCGGGCCAGATTGCCTTTACCACGCTGCACGAGCTGGCCCACTTCATCGACCACACTTATTTGGACCTGCCGCGTGTGGTGACCAAGTACATGGATAAGGTCGATATCGAGGATGTACTCAACGCTGTGAAGGGAACCAAGCTCTGGAAATCGTATGATACGATGCTGGCGGATAAGCTGCTGGCCCGTAACAAGCGGGCATTTCTGGAGGATTATTTGATGCAGCCTTACGAGGTCTGGGCCCGGGTCTATTCGCAGTATATTGCTGAACTCTCCGGCGACGAGGCCATTATCGAGGCGATGGCCAAGGGCCGCGTTGGCATCATTCCCGACCAGTGGGAGGATGAGGATTTCGAGCCCGTCCGGAATGCAGTACGTGACCTGTTTGTTAAAAAGAAATGGACGCCAACCGAGTAACAGAGCTAGAATCGAAGTTTGACCAGGGCACACTCACGTTCGACGAATACATCGAGCTGAGTGTCGAGCACTACGGCGACACGAAGGAAGATGCCGAGCGCATGTACGTGGGCTACCTGGCGAAGCACACCCCCAACTACGGTAACGGTATCCTGTTCTGATGAAATTTGACCTGAGGCAACTGGAGCGCCAGGCGGCGGCCATCGAGCGGTTTATGACCAAAGCCCCGCGCGAAGTGGGGCAGCTGGCCGTGCGCGAATTCGTGGGCAACTTCAAACGGCAGAGTTTCCAGGACGAGGCCGGCGCTGAGCATGCCTGGCCTTCTCGGAAAGTTCGCCGGTACCGGCGCAAGTCCGGGAAGGGCAGTAGCCGCCTGCGGCTCACTGCCGCCGGCCGTGACGACCGGGGCCGGGCCCTACTCGTTGACTCGGGCAAGCTGCGCCGCTCCATCCGAATGGAAGCAGTCGACAAAGAAAGCGTGACCGTGGCCACCGATAGCGAGTACGCTCAGGCCCACAACGAAGGGCACCGCTACGATAACAGGACGCTGCCCCAGCGCCAGTTTATGGGCGAGAGTAAGCGCCTGAATACCGAGGTGATTAGTTACCTGAAAAGTGGCGTTGATGCCATCCTGAATGCGAAATAGCACTATGAAAGCGGCTGTAAAGTTGTGTTGCATCGGGCCTTTTCTGGCATGCATAATAGCCTGCGAATCGGCTGATAAAACGCGTCCTGTTGACCTGTCACGCTCCGCACACTTAGATGGCCATTGGCATTATGATTCTGCTGTGAATCATCAGTACAGCACATCTTCCTTCGCTTACCTTGGGCGGTTCAAATACCCATTGAATTCAGGTGCAACCCTTGCTATTGGACAAGACAAATGGGTCTATAGTGGTAGCTTAAATGAAAAGCATCAGTACGCTCGAAGCAAGAACACTTTGTTCATCTGGCGTATTGGAGATGCTCATTTAGCGGAGATAGGCAACATCTCACCACGCAGTATAGGGCAAAAGTTAGGTGACGCCGATACATTCCATATTGAGAAGCTAACCCCAAACAGTCTGATCCTATGCGATACCTCTGTTGAGATGCCAGGCAGTTTTTGGGTGGAGAGAATGTATTACTCGCGCTAACTAGAAGTGCTTATTAATTAACGAAAGCGAACATGCTTCATCTTCTTTACCCTCAGCTGGCCGACCACTTGCGTGTGGCTGTGCCAGCACTTGGTACCATTGATCTGGACATGGCCCAGCTCGACTACCAGAGTAACGAGCCGATACGTTACCCAGCGGTGTATATCGACCTGGAGGATATTCCATGGCGCAACCTGGGTGGCGGCATTCAGACGGGCCGGGCGCTGCTGCGCTTCACGGTGGCCACCGAAGTGTCGGAGGAAACCCACCAGGGCAGTGAGCAGCAGGCCGCAGCCGTGGCGCGCCTGTTAGTCGTGCAAGAAGTGCATGCAGCCCTGCAGCATTTTCAGGGCGAAGGCTTTGGCCCACTCGTGCGCACGAGCTACCGCCGGGACCGGCCCCAGCACCCGGAGGCCTGGTGCATGGCCCTGGGCTACGTGACCGAAGTAAAGGACGAGGACGGGGCCAAGCGGGGCCAGCTGGTGCACGATGTGCAGCTCAACGCGGGCCCTGGGGTTCGGCCTGCATCTGTTCCTGATGATGAGCCTTTTGTTCTGCCTTCTTAACAGGCGCCACTGATAAACGAATAAAGTATTTTACAGAAGAGTCGTTCTCAATATTAAAAGTGCGGAATCTTAGCAGATTTACGTCGCTTATCTTAATAATAATCTTGTCTGTGAATTTTTGATTAGTTAGAACTATATTATCTCCAGCATTTCCTAGATATATATAGTGACTATGTGTCTTGTCTATTTTGTCTCCAATGTCATTACTTATAATGTATTTGAATCTTTTTGATTGGAGTATGCTGGATGCATCGCTATATGCGACAATGGCAGCATTAATGGGAAGAAAGACTATAAAGAATCTAACGATAAAGTCAATCGCGAAAATATGGCCTTTGTTGCTCAATGAGAGCGATAACATATTGTCTGGTAATATATTTTGATGTTCGAGAACTAATGTAATTACTATCGTTAGGAAAGTGCTTGTGCATAGAGCCATAGATGGCTCCCATGGATACATTGAGAATAATATTAATGAGCCAATTAATGAAGCTGTTATAAATGGTGTGGAAAGGCTGCCTATTATTACTAGTAGCTTGTTATTATCTCTAAATTCCGTATTCGCTCTTTTGATATTGGATTCAATATCCTTCAATTTAGCTGATATTTCTTCAAGCTCTTGTTCGCTCTTAGAATCTATATCAACTCTCATTTGGGATACTTTTTCATTTGCTTTTTTAAAAATATCAATAGGAGTTTTGTGATACAGCCATGTATTTATGGCTGTTGCAAAAAAAGCAAGCCCAATAGAGTAAAGTATGGTGTGTCTTAACGGAAATACAAGCCCTTTTGGCAGGTCATTAACTTCAATGAATTGAAAAATATCAATATCGAATAAACTCCAATAAATAATGTAATAAATTAAAGAGGTGGCTATTAAGAAAGAAATATAGGTGGCAGCTGATCGAAACATTGTCGGTTTTTCGATCAATATAACCATGTTATTGGCGTTAACACATACAAAAGCCCCAACAGCTACTGCCATCGGGGCTTTTCTGATTTCTAAGCAGCTGCTTTAGCTTCTTCAGCACCGTAGATTATGTCCTCTATCGTATGCATTGAGAGGCAGAACTCTTCGGCCAACTGAGCAAGGATGTACTCGCGGGAGTACTTGCGGGGCCGGGGCGCATCGGTGTAGCGCTTCCGGAACTGGGCCCTAATCCGGGCGTTACGCTTCTCTCGATTGGTTTTGCGGGCTAGTACTCGTTTGGTCATAGAATGAGCCAGGCCCCCACGCCCCAGAGCACCAGGGCAGCCACCCCCAACCAGGTGCGCTGCTTACCATTGAAATCATTCCGGGCCGTGGTGGTGGGCGACTGGTACCCGTACTGGTATTCCGTCCACGCCAATTCCCAGGCCGCCCAGTCCGCATATTCGCGGCCATCCTTGCCCCATTTGTAGGTAATCCACAGCCGGGTGAAGTTGTAGGCCTCATCGTGGCACAAGGGAAACAGCAGCGCCGCCGGCACCAGCTCGAACCCCACGTAGAGCGCCGAGCCCGACCACTGGTAGAGCAGCACGCCGGCCAGGGGCAACGAGGCAACGACAATCCGCTGCAGCACCATTTCGGCATGCTCATTCCGCGTGAAGGCTTCAGCGCCTCGACGAGAATACAGAACGGCCTCAATCGCGCCACTCAGGATGCCGAAAAGTTGATACAGCAGGACTACCATTACTCGACCTCATGTTTGAAGTTACTCGACACGACCACCAGAGCAGCACCCACGGCGACACTGGCCAGCATGCTCCAGCCCAGTGCCGAAATGGAGTAAGTACTCGGTAGGCCGCGGCAAATCCATGTGATGGCTGAGCCGACAATGGCATGGTAAACAGCAGCTGCAGGATAGGCTACAGGTTGAATGGCCAGGGCCACCCAACGAAAAATAGATTTCTTCATGATGAAAGGAGTTTGATTTTACCTGTTCCGATGGATTTTGCAGGTATCAAAACTGGCTCCATTCAGCATTTAGAGCTAGAAAAGGATAGTTAAAAGTTACTATATTACTGGTTCATTAGAAAACCACTTAATACAATGGGTAAATTCAAAATAGGCGATACTGTGCGCCTAAAGTCCGGTAGCCCTGTAATGACTGTGCGCATAATAACACAGCGTGATGGGCGAGACGCTGTTAGTTGCACTTACTTTTATGAAGGCAAGTTTTACGGCTTAGATGGTATAGTATTAATTAATGAAGAATTGCTAGAGGAGGTTTTTGAAGAGAGAGGCGCATGGTTCAGAAAATAAAAGAGCCCTGGCTATAATGCCAGGGCTCTTTTATTTTGATGATCAGAGTTAGTCTAAAGCAATCCCTTTTCGAACGATGAAGTCCTTGATTATTGCAAGGTTTTTCTTGCATTCTTCCATATCATCCATTTCCTGCTCACGCATACCTTTCTCGTTCAAAAAACCATCATAACGAGCTGTTCTACTGAAATCGTAGAGCTCATCATAGGCTTCATACACGCGCTTGCTAACAGGTATGTAGTGATGAGACTTGAGATGGGGTTTGATATTTGGATTTATCAAGTTCCGCATATCTCCGTGGCTACCAAATGAGGAACGGGGCCGACCTTGGTTAGATACCCAAGCGCATATCCAGTGTAAGGCAACATAAAAGATAACAATGACAACCCAATCTGGGAAACCATCTTGCCCCTGTTCTTCTAATAGCTCTACAAGTTTTTGGTTATGCTTCGCCTTGTTAACGTATCCCTCCCATTCAGGCATTACTGTAACTCTATTGCTTTGGAAATTTCGTTGTTAATATCAACAGAACGCTTCTCCGGGATCAAATGGAAGACAAGAGGAGCAAGATCAGCTAACTCCGTTTCCTCATAGTCATTTTTAAAACTACGTAGCATAGCGCGCTTTTCCAGCGTGTATTCACGCAAGGCGACGGTATACTCCATAGTAGTTTCATCATTACCACGTTGTACCTCCCACAACCCGGTAACAGTGGCGTCTTCAGCTACAGTACGGATATGGTCAACCACTACCTTACGCATGATGAAAGCAATTTGCTGACATGCATAAACATGTTGGTTAACAAAGAAAGAGAGGGGGGTTTGAAGCATTTCTGTTACCTGCTGAGCTAAGTGCGTGCTCATGCCATATTCAGCCAAGAAGTGCGCGGCTCCTGAGAACTCGCTGCCTACTCGGGTAAGAATGTTATGCACACGCTCATCATGCTCAGTGAAAGCTTGCTTGAATGTGTTGGCGGTGGTCATGACTTGGATAGAAAACGGGTTGACCGTGTATAGGGGATGTGGAAAACTTTTTCTTGTTATGCTGCCGCGTTTGTCTTACAAAGCTACACCCAATGTACGCGAAAGACAATGAATGTGGATAAATAGTTTGAAAATATGTTTGTTTTTTCCATCTGATAGCGGTATAGGGGCTTTCACTAATGAACGCGCATACGCGCGTGTGATATATGGATCGCGTACGTGCGGGCACGCGTGTAATATATGCAAATAAAATAACAATATAGATGTGTTTGGTTTGAAACATTTTCAGTATTGACACTGCACACTGATAAAGGGCTAAAGGATTATACCCGCCCACGCTTCTTCAGCTCTGGGTGGGCATTGATGAAGTACTTGAGGCTGCCGACCGTGCGGCCCAGGTCAGAGGCACAGGCCGCCGCCTTCTTCTGGCCATAGTTGATCAGCAGGTAATTGTAATCGGCAGTACGGTAGGCCCGCCGGGATTGCACAGTACGGGTAGGGGACATTGGGAGAGAGGATTGTGGGTCGATAATGCTTTCTGGAAGGGGGTAGTTTCTCGGAGTTTCTGAGATATCTTGGGGGCTATGAAAAAGCTATTCTTTCTTCTGAGCTGCCTGCTGGTGCTGGGCAGTGCACCAGCGTGGGCGCAGACGAGTGAGCCCGATATTGTCGTGGTGCGTGTCAGTGAGATGCCTGGCGGGAGCCGTCTTGTCGTGACTCGTGGAGAAGGGAAAAGCACGACTGTTGATATAACCAATGGCTATGGCAACAAAGTGATGGTTGAAGCATCGGAGACATACTACCGCGTGGTAGCCGGATTGTATAAGGAGGGCTACGTCTTAGCAGGTGTATTAAAATCGGGCGATGTGTATTCGACTATTCTTTTCACTAAGCTATCGAAACCATAAGCAGCTCAGTAGGGGTGGAAGCCGTGTTGCTTCAGTAGCAACTCCAGCGCCTTCCACCGCTCGGGGCTCATGCTGTTAATTTTGCAGTTCATCAACCCGGGTTCCGTTTTGGATTCAGCGGCCATGTAGCGCGGTCGGTCGGTAGGCGGCTTGGGGCTGGGAGTGATGATGCGTCCGGCCAAGCCTTCGGCGGTAAAGCCTTTACTCATTGCTTGTCGGCTCTTCCGGCAGCACCTCGATGGTTACGCGGACTCGCCGCCTCTCCAAGCCATCCTGCTCCAAAATCTCATTCAGCGCAGGGCCAGGCTTCAGACCTTCCCATTTGAAAAGGCGACAGTGAATTTTATTTTCTTTCCAGCGCCGAAAAACGATGGTGGCGTGGCAAACGGTGGTTGATTGGTTGCTCATGCTGCTTTGGGGTTGCGGCTCAACTCCGTGAGCCAGGTGAAGAGGTCTGTTCGGCGGGCTATGTGGTAGCGAATCCACTCTTTAAGCACCCGCTTTTTGCAGTTGTTGATAACCGTCGTGGCCAGCGGGTGCTCAGCCGGCCAGCCGAAGCGCAGTTGCTGGGCGAAGGTTTTGACCTGGCGGCGCTGCTGCTTCTCGATGCTCTGGGCCCGGGTGAGCTTGATGGATTCTTTGCGCAGCATCTCCTGGTACTGCTCCGGCGTTTTGAAGCCAGAGAAGGCCCCTACACTTTTCAACCAGGTGTAGGCCAGATTGCCGGCATCGAGCGGGTGGGGGAAGTAGCCGAGCTTGGCCACGTGCTGGGCCAGCTGGGCCACCGCCGCCGGCAGTTCGAGTTCGAAGGACGGTACCGGTAGCTGGTGCTGCTGCTCGGCCACCGCCTGCAGGGCCTTCAGCGCATCGGCCCGGCAGGAGGCCTGGTAGCTAGCCAGCCAGTGGGTGAAGTTGGGCAGGCTTGGGGCTAGGAAGCCGTTGGGCAGTAGCCACTCTCCGGAGGCCCCCCGGATAAGTGCCTCGTTGATTTCGGCCAGCTTCAGGGCGGGAAAGCGCCGGTGCACCACGGCCGCCAACGCCGTACCCATCACCTTCAGGTCTTTGGCATCGGCCAGGGCGTTGTTATGGCCCAGCAGTAGAGCCACCGCCGAAAGGGGCTGGTACAGGGCTTTGCGTAGTTCCACCGACGTGAACGTGTTAGCGGCGGGCTCATCGCTGAGCACTAGGGCGGCGGCCTGGCGCACTAGGGGAGAGAGGGAGGGGGGCAGCTGGCGCTGCAGCTCCGGACGTAGGGCAAGGGCTGTGCTCATGGGACTATTGGTTTTCGGCATCATCCATTGCCATGGCTTCCTCGATGGCGCTGCGGCGCTTCTCGACCTGGCCCACCTTGCCGGGCTTACCACCGGCCGCCGGCATCTTGGTCACGAGTCCGGTCTCACTATCCCGCTCCCGCTTCAGCCAAGTGTGCACGTAGTTGCGCCATCCTGGCTCATCACGCTGCTCCATGCCCTCGGCTTTGGTGAGCATGTCGGGTAGGTAGTACTCGGCACAGGCTGCACTGCAGTTGCACTTGCTGGCCAGTGCCCGGAAGCCGGTCGGCGTGGCGTACTGGCTCTGGGCAAAGTCGAGCCGCCGCGCGCCCCCAGTGTGCGGAGCCGACGCGATAGGGCTACCAGGGCGAACAGCAGCCAGCGAGTTGCGAAGCTGGTCCCGCTGGTGGGTAACTTTTTCCAGCTCGGCCGCCAACTCCCCATTTTTTTTTTCGGCGGTGGCGAGGGCGGAGCGAAGCGCCTCCACCTCCACCGTCTGGTCGTTACTGGTCGTATGGTCGTCTCTATATACGCGCGACCCCAGTTGGCTAGAGTTTGGCCCCAGTTGTCCATAGTTGGCACCCTGGTTGTCTATAGTTCCGGACAAAGTGGCTATAGCCATTTCGCCCGTTTTGTCCATAGTTGGAGCCGTTTTGTCTATAGTTTTGTCTATAGTTAGGGCTGCCGAAACGAAACGTAGTGCCGCCGGCATATCAGCTCCAGCGTAGCAGGCTCGCAGCGCCGGAGAGGGCAGCATTTCACGTTTGTTAGTGGCGCCTGATACGTCGAGCAGTCCCAGGGCCTCCAGGCCAGCCAACGTGCGCGAAATGGTACGTGGGCTGGCCCGGAGCCTTTCTGCCAGGTACTCATTGGAAGCATTGCAGGTGCCGGCAGTACCATTCTCCACCAGCTCACAGACTTCAATCAGCACGGCTTTGTAGGTGCGATTGATGCCAGCAAGCTGATTGAGGTTCTGACGGATGGGAAGCATTCGGCGGGAAGGGGGAGGGGTACAGGAGCCGCCCACGTGGGCAGCCATCATCGGCAAGGCACTCATGGTCGATCTAAGTGAGTAGGTGGATATCGGCGGCCCTCGTCTCGGCCGAAGAGGTTGCCCTGCTCCACTGGCCGCAGCGCCGGGTAGAGCTGGTACATGTCCTCAATGACTTCCTCGACGACAGCAATGCGGTGGGCCGCATCCTCGGCACTGATGCCGGTTTTGGGGTTCTGGCGGTGCTTATCAATCCAGCTAGGGTACACACGCTTGCGGGTGCTCAGCTCCCGGAGCAGTTCGGCTACACGCTGGCCAGGGGTGGTTTTCGGTGTCGGCTTACTCATCGTCCAGCTCCCTTCCTTGGTAAGACTTCCGGAGCAGGTTGCGCTGCTCCAGCGGCACCAGTGCTTCTTCTACCTTCTCCCGTAAGTCCTGAAAGAAGTCGAGCTGGTGCTGCTCATACTTGCCCTCCAGGTAGGCTTTCACCTCCGTAATAGCGTGGCTCAGGTCGTAATCCAATTCGGCCAGGTACTGGTACTCGTCCCCGGTGGGCGTCTCTGGCTCCAGCACTTCGTAGGGCGAAACCAGGTTGAGCACCTTCTTAGAGCGTAGGCGCTTCTGGCCCACCAGCACCACCCCGCCACTGCTCAGCGTGAAGCCCGTGCAGCGGTAGGAATCGAACTCAGGAGCCGTGTAGAGATCCTCCGACTGAAAGGCCTGGGTCAACTGCTCATAGCGCAGGTACTCATCCTCTCCAGACTTGATGCCCTCCACTACTTCCGTCATCAGGCACAGGTGCACCGTTAGCTTTTTGAAGGCCCGCACCAGGTCTTCGTGCGCTGGCTGGTGCACCTTCTTGGTATTCTCACTGCCAATGCCATTCTCCCGGAGGGTGTACTCAGCATACAGGTTGTTGAACTTGTCGACCTTCACCTTCGTGAGTTCGATTTCCCGCTCAGGTACTATCACCAGGGCGCTTGTATCAGGATTCGGTAGAGTGCTCATGTTAGGCAGCGTTGCGCCACACCGTAGCCGGGCGGCCGTTTTCGTCGATAATGGTTACCGGCTTTTTGCCAGCAGTCACAGCAGCAGAACCCGCCTTGTACTCCGGCGAATTCATGGGGTAGTGCCACCACTTTTTCGGTGCTACGACCTCTTTTTTCTGCTTTTTCTCAGCCTGGGCTTTGGCTTTCTTCTTAATGAGCCGCTGCTCAGCCAAGGCCACTGCTTGGGCTTCGAGGAAAGCCTCCGACTTCTTCAGGCCTAGGGTTGTAGCCTGTCGGCTCACGGCATATAAGGTCCGGCCTAGCTCGGCTGCCAGCTCGGCCGTGTCAGTAATCGGAAAGCGGGTCTGCAGCTGCTCATTCTGTTCTGGGCTCCAGCTAGAGCCGTGGGCAGCTAGGCCCGACTTGGGAGCCGGGGCCACTGGTGCCACCTTCGGCATCGGCGCGGGCTTGGGAGCCGGGGCCACCTTCACCCGTGCCACTGGCCGCAGCTTGGCCTTTTTCTCTTTGGGAACCTTGGGAGTAGGTACCACCTTCATTTTAGGCAAGCGCTTAATTTTCAGGACCGACAACCGGTGCAGGGTAGCAGGCTTTGGGCGGCCGAGCAGCGCCACCAGGTCGTCGACGTGCATGCCGGCGGTGTAGTGCTGCTGAAGTAGAGCATCCTCTTCTGGGCTCCAGAGTGGGGCCAGTGGCTTGCTCTCGGCTTTCACTCGTGCTTTCCGGTCACGTTTCACACCCAGGTGCACGGCCATTTGGGTAACGGTAGAGGCTGAACGCCCCACCAGCTCCGCCACGTGCGCGGCGCCCTTGGTCGGGTACTCCTGCTGGAGCAGGTCCTTATCGGCCTGGCTCCAAACCGTAGAGCGGGTACGCTTACCCAGCTTCAGCACCTTGCTGCCGTGCGCCCAAATAGTTTGATAAGTCCGGGTAGGAAAGGCAGCCACTAGTTCTTCTATGGAGCTACAGGCCCAGAGCTTAACCAAAAGCGCATTTTCTGCTGCTGACCAGTGCTGGGGTGGGCGCAGGGTCACACCCTCACGGCTGGGGCGGCCAGGGCGTTTCAAACCCAGCTTACTAGCCTGCTGCTGCACCGTCGAGGGCTGCCGCCCACCTACCAACGCCGCCAACTCACCCAGGGGCATACCCGCTGGGTAATGCTGGCGGAGTATGTCACGGTGCTCATCGCTCCACTCCTGGCCGTGGCGGGCGCGGGTACACTTCACCTGCAGTTGCTTGGCTTTGGCCAGGACACAATCAATCGAGCGGTTCAGTATGCCCGCCACCACGGCCGAGCCTTCGGTGGGGTACTTTTCCCGGAGGGTGGCCTCATCTTCAGCACTCCAGGGCCGACCACGTTGGCCGATTTGCAGCCCGAGCCGATTGGCTTTGTTCGTAACGCGGTAGGCCGAGCGACCAACTAGGTTGCCCACGTAGGCCGGGCCGTGGCTCAGGTAGTATTGAACAATGATGGCGATATGTTCAGCACTCCAGATTTCGCGCTTTGCTCTCTGCTTATCCATAACGATTAGGCGGCGGGGGTTGAAATTTGCTCCATGGCCACGCGCAGCTCATCGCGCAGCTCAGCGGCCGTGGCGGTCAAGCTGTCCGCCCGTTTTTCAAGGCGGCTTACCTCGTGCTGGCCCAGGGCAGCGGCATTGTCCGAAATGAATTCCCGGAGACGCTCCTTGGCCTGGGCCAGCGCTGCCGGTGAGGCTTCATTTTCCCGATCGTCGATGGCCTTTTTGAGCTTATTGATAGCCGAGGTGGCCCGCTCTTCGTCGAGTCGGTTGATGTTGAGCAGCATTTTGGTCTTTTCCTGCCGAGTAATCACGGGGTGATTTACCAAGCGGATAATTTCCTCTTTCTGGCTTGCCGTGGCGTAAGTCACGACCGGCGCCTCAGCTGGTACTGCCTTCATGGCGACGTTTGCGCCGGACACCGCGGGTACTTCGGGGGTTGCTAAAGCCGGCTCGTTCTCCCCGGCTGGGTCGTTTCCCGATGCCACACTAGCAGAGGTAGCATAGTCCATTTCCTCGGCTGGGGTAGGCTCGTAGCCCGCCGCCCGGATAATCCAGGCCAGAATATTCCGGTAGGCTTTGCCGATAGCCCGGGTCTGGGCCATGCTCATGATGGCAAACTCCTGGTAGAACTTCTTGCCCTGCTCTTTATTCGAGCAGACCGCAAAACCAGCGCCGACCGTGTGGCCACTACGCAAGTCGAACAGCGTTACTTTGGCCTGGTACTTCAGTTCGGCCTCGCTGCTGACGTTAATAACATGGTCGACAATCGGCACGATGCCGAGCCGGGAGCCGGCGTACTGCCAGCCCTCCACGTTTACAAATTCTTTGCCCTGCACAGAGGTGCTGAGCTTGTTGTCCTTGATGAATTTTGCCAGGTCTTTCGCTAGGTCGAGCGTCTCATCCGACCGGGCGATGTCATAGCTTTCTGCCCTTTTCCGGGGGGTATTTGTACTCTTTTCGGAATTATCCATTTTCTTTGTGCCTCCTACGGCCTTATTTTGAGGTTTTTAGAGGGCGGCATCCGGTCAGGGGTGCCGCCCTCAATCGTTTTAATGCCCTGGCTCTGCTTTCTCCATCTCCTGCAGGCTGAGCAGGCTGGTCTGCTTGCTTGTCTGTGGGACGGTTTCACGGTGGCAGGCCTGGGCCAGCAGCAAGCTGCCCATGGCCACGAGTGTAATCCGGTTGGCCTTTTTTGCGGCGGCGTGAGCGGCGGCCACAATCTCACCCATGGTACCAGTGGCGGCCATCGGGGGTACTTTCTCCGAAGCCTTAGGCATGAGCTGGTGCAGTAATCGAGTGCACCTGGGTCAGCATTGGCTGGCGCTGCCGATTCAGTTCTTTCTGAGCAGCCTGGCGGGCCATTGTCTCAGCAATGTTTTGGGTTTTGACACCATCGACGCCACATAAATAGTGGCCGTTGTAGGTAGCGGTGGCGCTCCAGCCATCCGCGTACTTCTTGGAGGTTATGCTAAGCATCGGTCAGAATGATTAGTGGGTGAAAAATGAGGTTATGCGGCTTCGTCGTACTCGTCAGGGTCTTGGCTGTCGTGGGCTTCCATCTCGGCAGAGCGAGCTTTCAGCACGGTGCGGAAGTGGTGTAGTAGCCATTCTCGCTCAGCGGGGTGGCAGCTCATGGCCAGCTGTCGAGCCTGCTGCCATTCATTGCGTGGGTCAATCAGGACCTCGTGAGCCTCCAGCACCTCCAGCAGCTCCGAGAAATGAATGGACTCCGCCGGCACGGGCGTGAGGTGCTTCAGGTCGTCGCGCTTTGTTTGGAGGCGGGTAGCTAGCCGCTTCTGCTCATCAATACCCCAGCCGGGGTACTGCTCCGCCCGTTCGGCTACTAGGGTAGGGTACTTAGCCACCAGCAGCGGATTGCTCAACCAAAACTCGCAAGCAGTGCGGGCCAGCATGTGCGAGGGGAGCAGCACCAGGGCGGGGCTGATAATGGAGGCAGTGGCTAGAATCGACATTAGGCTGCAGCGTCTTGGGCCCCTACCAGGTGAGCGTAGCCGGCTGGGTCGAGGTAGCGGAACACTGCTGACTCGCTTACCACGATCTTCTTACCCATGCGCTGGTGCCTAATAGCATTGGCGCGCAGCAGGGCATAAGCCGTGTTTTTGCAGCAGCCGAGCCGCTCATGCAGTCGGTCGTCGTAATCCAGGCCCTCGGTACGCTCGTCGCTAAGAGTGTAGCGCCGCGAGAGGATTTTAAACTTTGCTTCCTCCGAAGCCTGAGCCGCCGCCGCTAAACCCAAAATGTATTTCTCCTGGGGTGAAGTCAGGCTCAGTCCTACACCTGTGTTGTTAATAACTAATTCCAT